TCAATCATCGCGGCCCATGATGCCGAACAGCTGCAGCAAGCTGACGAACAGGTTGTAGATCGATACATACAGGCTGATGGTCGCCATGATGTAGTTACGCTCGCCGCCGTGAATGATGGCGCTGGTCTGGAACAGAATGCAGACCGAGGAGAACAGCACGAAACCTGCGCTGATCGCCAGTTGCAGACCGCTGATCTTGAAGAAGAAGCTCGCCAGCGTCGCACCCAGCAGCACGAAGAAACCGGCTGTGATGAAACCGCCCAGGAAGCTCATGTCCTTACGGGTGATCAGCACATAAGCCGACAGGCCGCCGAACACCAGCGCGGTCATCGCGAAGGCCGAGCTGACCACTTCCGCGCCGCCCTGCATGCCCAGGTAACGGTTGAGGATCGGGCCGAGCAGGAAACCCATGAAACCGGTCAGCGCGAACGCAGAAACCAGGCCCCACGCCGAGTCACGGAGTTTGTTGGTGAGGAAGAAAAGGCCGTAGAAGCCGATCAGCACGACGAAGACGTTCGGGTAACCGACACGCATCTGCTGCGCGACAAACGCCATCACGCCGCTGAATGCGAGGGTGAGGGCGAGTAGGCCGTAAGTGTTGCGCAGGACGCGGCTAACCTCTAGCTGCTCAGCCTGCACGCTGTTATTAACTGCGTAATCCTGTTCGCGCATGGCGACACTCCTGTTGGTTTGAAACGTTCAGTCGCAAAGATCATAACAGACGCTCTGTAACAAGCCATGCAGAGAGTTTGACAGTGTGTTTCATTCAGGTATTATGGCGCCCGCAACGCAAACGGAGGTGTGGCCGAGTGGTTTAAGGCAACGGTCTTGAAAACCGTCGACTGTAACAGGTCCATGAGTTCGAATCCCATCGCCTCCGCCATCTTATGTACGACAAAGCCCTGATTATTCAGGGCTTTGTCGTTTCTGGGGTTTGGCTTTTGGTCCGCTGATTTCGATGCGTTACAAAACTATTTGGTAACCGTTACAAAACTTTCCTGATTTTTCCTCTCCTGGCCTCCTGCCAATCGTAAAAAATCCTTCATAGAACCCGGTACTACGCTGACCTCATAACCGAGGATTCGCGATGCCCAATTCAGATCTGCTCCCTTCCCTCCTGTACAAGATCAACGAAAACCAGCTCGCTCTAGAGGCGGCTATCCTGGAGCTCTCAAACTGGGTTGAGCAACGCGGGTCAGCTGAGGTCGCCGACAACGTGCGCGGCGCTCTGGAAGCAATTGACCGCAATGAAGAGTTCATCAAGATGACTCTAGCGGTACTGCTGACGCCGGACTGAGGATAGATCGGCAAAATTAGCCTCTGTCGCCCTCGGAGCCGGACGCGACCGAAGAAAACCGACCAAAATTAAACCTTTCAACTAAAACACTTGAATTTTACTGAGGCACTGGATATTCTGAGGGCCAGATTCAATAAAACCCGAGGGTTTACTACCATGTCGCTTACAAAATTTGGTTCTGCGGTCAGGGAATATCGCCGCCAAAGAAATATTACTTTGACGACTATGGCTGCTGCGCTTGGCTCTTCTCCAGCGTTCTTGAGCGCAATGGAAACAGGCCGAAGCAAGGTGCCTATGGAATGGGCCAGCAAAATCGCGAAGTACTTTTCTACAGCTGGAGCTCCCGTCCAGGAGAGTGAGCTGAAATCGTTGGCGTGCGAAGCTAACGATAGCGTCTCACTAGAAGGGCTACCACCGCATCACAAGATGCTAATAGCAGGTTTTGCAAATTCTCACTTAAACCAAGAACAGCTTGCCAAGCTCGGCAAATTGCTGACCGAAATATATGCCGAGGGCAGTAAAGATGATTGAAGCAAGTGAGGTACCGTATCGCATGCGTGGACATCGCGTTCACCCATTTACTACCGACGTAATTGAGAATATTGCTCAACGCGTTTGCCAGATTCTGAAGCTGGGGCGCCGATCATTCACACCCAAGCAAATCGGCTCCACCATTCACACTCTTGAGCATCATGGCGAAATTCATGTAGACGTGATTAGCAACGATGAATGGCTCGACTATACGAAGGCAACGGTAGACCCACAAGCAGGCATGATCTATATGCCAGACAAGTTGCATACTGAGTTGATGAGGGGAAAATCAGAGGCAATACGAATTTTTTTGCACGAACTAGGGCATGTGTTTCTCTGCCACAAACCTTTGCTTCACTTCAGCGAAAACCCTCCTCACGAAACAGAGGACTCTGAATGGCAAGCAGATTATTTTGCTGACGCAGTGATGCAATATTTGCACATCCCCCTGAAAGAGGAAAAGCAGCTAGAACTGAGGTTTTTCTGATCACTCACACTCGCAATGTGAGGACAAAAACATGGAGCATTTGATCTGCCGATAAAGTAATCCGCTCACTTTACGCTGAGCAATATAGGGAATCAGACACTGCACCTCTTAGCGCGGCGCAGATCATACCCCCCTGTATTAGCTTTGTCCATACCAGCCGAGAGCGGCAACAATGAGACGAGGTCTGTATGAGTACTTATACCGACGAAAGGGGAACCTTTATCTTGCGCTGGACGCGCCATCTGAAGAATGGCGCGGTTATCAGAGCAAAAGGTAAACCTTTCAAAATCTACATCAGTAAAGCATAGGCAGATGGGGGTGCAACCCTTAAGCCACTGACTTTGCTGAAGTGAGCACGTGACGGTTAGCGACGTGCTTGCCTCGTAAATCCATGAATCTGATGTCAACGCTAGCGAAAAGACGATAGCAGAGGCTGGGATACGAGTCTATAACCGCTCGCCGACTTTATTGGAGTCGACGCCATGTCTTTTACATGTCCGATCGTTCGTCCTGTGCATGTCTGCGCCTACACCCGTATGCGCCGCGGCCAGCTTGAGTACGTGTGCAAACACTGCCGCAGTATGCCTAACCGTTAATTGCGGGCCGCCCTCCTCCAGGGGGGGGCGGTTTTACCCTAAATAAAGAGACATCTTACGTATGCACATGACTTCACTTCAGGAATTGCATCGCAACATGATTGCAATTCGTACCGATATGCAACAGTTCCAAATCGCTATGGGGGCGGCGAGCTTTGATTGCCTCTTTTCCACCCGAGACGCTCCCTTCGTTCTTACGCTAACCTCCAGGGGCAACGCCCCAAAATTCTTCAGATTTGATGTCCTGCCTGGATATCGGATCAAGGACTACCTGGGAGAGATGTATGGCCCACTTCTCGAAGTATTGAGAGTAAACGGCACGAGTGGGCAGCCTTTATCACCGAAACCATTCTTGGATCAACTCAACAAAGCCATACCGACACATGCAGATCTGCGGAACCACCCAGCTCCATCCGAGATCATCAGACTCAGGCCTGACATTGTTGAAGATCGGGATCGCCCGTTTTTTGATAGCTGGATTTACTGGGATCAAACCGTTTCCAGTCCCCGAGGACCTAGCACTCAGAATCTCCAAAAAACTCGTTTGATGCTTGGCACGGATGCAGAGCGACATAGTATCGAGACAAGGGCATCCTCGAAGTGGAGCGCGGTCGACCTCGGACGTAACTGGGGATCAATTTCGCGAAAAGCGGTCACTGTGTAATAACCCGGACGTATGCTTGACAGGCGGCCAGGGCAATCAATCCTTGGTCGCCGGCGTCGGTGATTCCGATAATTCGTTGAGCATGCGCCGGGTCAAGTCGGGCACGCGCTCTTCCATGAACCATGCCGCCGGCTTCGGTACCGGCTGACACTGAGCAGCCACCGGCTGAATCCTCGGCAAGGAGGACTGACAGCCGCAAATCAGAAGTGGCAAGGCGATCGCGTAAACGAGCCTGGTCTTTTTGTGCATTGGTCAAAGCCTCATGGTGGGTTTGATCACTGGCGGAAAGTCGCTGCTCGAGCGCAAGACGCTTGTCCTGATCGGCCCGGACTTGGGCGGCAGCAGCATTGCTGATAGCGGTTAGATCGTCCTTGTGCAGCCCAGACTGTTCGGCGAGTTGCTTTCCGTAGCGCCAGTCCTGGACCTGCCATACGCCACCGGCGGTGATCAGCAGTAGCACCAGCACCCCGACCAACTTCCACACTGCGGTACTCATGGCACATCCTTGAAGAAGACGTGATGACCAAGCATCAGCGTCTGTTTCGCTCCCACAGCCCAGGCTGGAGCTTTCGGCATAGTGGTCGCGTAGTAGTGCGTGGCGCCTCCGGTTGGATCTAGCTCGGTACCGGACATGACCAGGTCAGCAGCTTTCTGCGCTTGGGCGAGCTGCCCGGCCGGGATCGGCTTCGCGCCGCTGAGGAAGGCAAAGTTCGGGTCGTTCGAGTTCCAGCAGCTGAACTGGTAAGGCTTCAGGCACACACCGGCATAGCCTTCCCCCCACCACGACTTCGCCTTGCCATCGTTTACACGGTTGCGAATGGTCCAGGCCACGGCGATCTGACCGGTCAGGCTTTCGCTTCGCGCCTCACCCCAGAGGGTTCGGGCGAGGATGTCGCGGTCTTTTTCGATTGCAGTCATCACTTTTCTCCAGGCAAAAAAATGCCCGCTCATTGGCGGGCCGGCGTTACACAATGAGAATCAGGCCGGAGTGGACGGCCAAGTTGGTGAATTCAGCGTGAGATCCATGCGATTCACCGCTACTCGGTATTGCTTCCAGCTTTGAAGCTGGGCGGTTTCATTTGACGTTGCGCTACCAAGATCGACAGCATCCTGCAGCGGAGCAATGCTTAGAGCAGCTTGAGCGAGCAGGTAGTTTTTGATCGAGGTGTTCGTCGCAAGAATCTCGGCCGGCGAGGGAGCCGGAACCGGCTCAGGTTCTGGCTGAGTAAATACGCCATCGGCATAGGTCCAGCCAATGCTTGCCCCGCCCAACTCGACTGCCATGTAGCCATCTGGAGGACTCCAGCCTGAGTTCTCGTCACCACTCCAGAGGATCGTGTTCTCTACAATCCAGGTTCCCACATTGATAACTGCATAATCGTTCATGCTGATCACCATTCAATAACTACCAGGCCTGGAGCGCCGGCACCGCCAACATTACCGGATGAGGTTGCGGATCCTGCATATGCGCCGGACGCGCCAGACCCACCTGAGCCATACCCACCACCAGCGACGCCAGCCAAGCTGTTGTTTGGCAACCCACGTCTTCCAGCCCCGCCGCCGCCAAATGGGCACGAAGCGCCCATTCCACTGGTGGATGTGATTGCGGTTGTGCAATCTGGTCCGTCTGACCCTTGCGGATAACCGGATCCTCCAGCCCCACCGGCGTAAGAAGAGCTGAATGGACCAGCTCCGCCGGCCGCCCCCCCGCCACCGCCTGTAAGCGTCACCAGCGCCCCAACTAACGTAGCGCCACCGGCCCCACCACTTCCCGCAATTGCAGCGCCTGTGCCGCCACTACCGATTGTGATGGCGATAACTTGTCCTGGTGTTACGGCGTATGCCTGTCGGATGATTGATTGACCCGCTCCGCCGCCACCGCCACCAGCCGAAATGTTACCTGTTGCACCAATGTTAAAAGTGCCGCCACCACCCCCGCCTCCTGCGCACCCGCTCACGTAAATCTGAGTGACGCCAGCCGGTACAGTGAACGACCCGCTCGACGTGAAGCGAGAAAGCCCCTTAAGCCCGCCGAAAAGCTGTCCAAATTGAACAGCCTGCTGGCTCTTGGTAGCTGGGGCCACTTGCTGAGGTGCCCCTGTGCAGAACAGCAGCACATAGGAGCCGCCACCGACCGAGGCATTCCACTGGATCCAGGCAATTCCGTTGGCGATGATTTCATTGCCCTGAAGCGCAGAATGAGCGCCGCCGACGAGCGCCACCGTGCCGAGACCATCGTTGATGGTGCAAGCCCCGGGGTTCGCATTGGCGGCCTTGAAGCGGATTGGCGTGCTTTCGTTACGAACGGTTATGGCTGGCGTGAAATTGCAGACGTAGGCACCAGCAGCCCCCGTATCTGTCGCGTATTCGCCCTGGCTTGCTGCATCCCGCAGGGGGGCATCCAGCGGCCCCATGTCGAGCCATGCGGAGTTGGCACTGTTTCGCTGTTTAAGCCGACCAGTACCTGTATCCCCCCATACCTGGCACGGAAAGGTCGGGCTTGGCGCCGACGCTCCGCTGCTCTGCGATGCAAGTGCCTGCAATGCAGCATTCGCATCGTTTCGGAACACCAGCCCCGACGCATTATCCAGCGTCATATCATGTTGCGACATAAGTCAGTATCCCTTTGAGATGTAGTCAATCGAGCGGCCTGACTGGGCGACCCCACTGGAATTGCGGATGAACACCGTGAAGCCCGTTGCGGTCTTGGCGGACACATCGAAGTAGTCACCTGGTAACAGGCTTTGAGCGGTCAGGCTGACGGCTGGAGATGCATTGAATGGCGGCGTGTATGTGATGGTCAGGCCGCCAGCTGGAACCGGAATGTCATTCCCGCTCTCAATGCGATCAGGCATGTCGATCACCACTTCCAGCTTGGTGACGTCGATCCAGTTCGTGGTCAACTGCACAGATCCGCGCAGCTGAAAGTCGAACTGCCGGGCGCGATAGTCGCCGACCACGAAGGGCTTCCAAGCCGACCACACTGCAGGCGATACGTCCGATGTCCGCACCCACAGCGATAGCGAAGCACCGTTTGGTGGATCGCCATCAATGCCAATCAACGAATCGAAGTCCACGACTGTGTCTATGTAGGTGCCGTCGTCATACAGCGCCGCCTCGACGTCCGCCGTCAGGCGGCAGTCATAGACATAGCCGAGGTCAGTTGGTGCGATAAAGCTGTAAGTCGACGACAGCGTCGACCCGCCGAACTTGTCGAACTCGCCGAGCAATGCATCGATGTTTGTTACATCATCGACAAGGCCAGCGCCGGTCATCTTCAGCACACCACCGGCAGCCGCTGCATTGAACGTGACACCAGTGAACGCAGGCGACTCGGCAATGACCACAACCACGTTGGTTGGCAACGGCACCTGAGCATCCGACCAGACCTCTGTCACCGGACCACCGACTCCAGAGGAGTCCACCGCGCGGGCGAGGTACTTCCCTGGCAGCAACGAGACCACGGATGAAGTCGAGCGCCCCGCCACTTCGGTCAGCGGCAAGGCCGCATCCCAGTTCGACGAGGTGTTGCGCGAGTGCCTGATGTTGATACTGCCGCCCAGCTTCACATCCAACTCAGGAGCAGGCTCCCAAGCCAGCGTGGCGACGCTGTTGATCACGTCCAGCCGCAACCCAATCAGTGCAGAGGGTGGCGCCAGTAGCGCCTGCGCAGAGTAGGTCTGAAGAGAGGCTTTACCGGATAGCCCAAGTACCGACTTGGGCGTAACGCGAACCGACCACAGACCAGAAGACGCCGAATCAAAATCAATAGTTGGTGTCGCGATCTCTGCCACGTACTCCCAGTTGCCACCAGGCTTCATGACTTCGACCTGATAGCGCATGGCGCGCGCCGGCGGCGTCCAGCTGACCGTCAATCTGGCGGCCGCCAGCCCGGTACCAGTGTCGTACAGCGACTCCGCAAACGTCAGTTGACCAACCGCTTCAGGCTTGCCGAGGTTGACGATGCTCGTCGGGTTATCAACATCCGGCGTGCCGAATTCAATCTCGTCGAATTTGTCCGGATCGAAAGCCACGGCGCTGATTGCATAGGTCCCGTCGTCGCCTTCACTGATGCCGATGACACGAAACTTCTGTGTCTCCAGTGACGGAGTCGAAAAGATCCATGGAGCGGAAGCCAGTGGAGCGGAAGCCAGCGGCGGCGATACAGTGATCGATGTCGCACCGGCCCCCACGGTGACGGCAGCACTCGCATACGTACCGTTGGGCATCACAACGCCGACCAAGCCCGCCCCGGCCAGGCCGATGGGTGCGTCAAGCAGCAACAACGAAGCGGTGCTGCCAGCCAGAAGCCGGCCACCGTTACGGGCGCCGGCTCTGTTGGCATCCGCGATGTCGATGATGTCGCCCGGCAGCGGGATCGCACCATCGGCACCGACGGCAAACGTGACCGCCTCGCTTTCGGCATACAGCAGCCAGCGGCCCAAGCGACGAGCCTGGCCACGAGATGTGCAGCCGATGGCCACTACGTCGCTTTGCTGGATGCGCGACCACTTCGCGATCAGGTCGGGGCGTTCAACAATCTCGACTGACTGCTTGTACTGCTGCAGCGGATCATTCCAGGTGACGGCCGCGACGTTGTAGCGCTGGTCAGAGGCAACAGACTGGTAGCTGAACTCACCGCCGACCACGTTCGAGTTGTTGAACAGATATCGGCTTGAGCGCGGGGCATCCTGTACCGCAGTCAGCGTTCCGCCAGCCCAGAAACAAATGGACCGGAAGACCGACACCATGTCGTTGACCAGCTTCCAGGCATCCTGCTGGACAGTCAGCGCTATGTTGCAGCTAAACCGTGGCTCAAGGCCGCCGTACCCGTCGGGCACCAATGCATCACAATACTGTGCGATGGCATAGAGCGCGTATTTGTCGATGAGCGTGGAATCAAGCAGCCCGCCAAGCCCATAGCGGGTGTTGGTGAGCATGTCGTACCAAACCCACGCCGGATTGTCCGTCCACGCGCGTTGGAACGATCCATCCCACGATCCCGTGTAAATACGGGTGTTGGGATCGTAGTTGCTCGGGATCAGCACTTTCATTCCACCGACCATGAAAGCCATGCGCGGAATGCTGGAAAACTGCTGAGCATCAATCGAAACGCCGACGAGAGCAGTATTCGGGTAACGCAGCCTTTCGTCCCAGAGCAGGGTGAAGCTGTCGAAAAAAGTGCGATTCTGGATGGCTGCGCTGGTGGCGTCGATAGTCAGCCGGGTAAGTCGGATGTACCGCGGCAGACCGCCAGATGGCGGCAAGCGCAGATAATATGAGCACTGCGTGCGGCTCATCGTCTTGCCGCTGATGGTGATGTCGTCGCACATCCCAAACCAGGCGCCTGCACCGAGCTTGCCCTCGACGCGGAACGCCGCGCTGGAACCGTTGGTATCGCCGTTCTGAATGTTCTGTTCTGAAAGTTGCGGAACGCTGACAGTGATCCGCACCGCATCGACATCTGTATCCGTAATCGCTCTCTCCAGCGCGACGTTGAACTTCATCTCAACGCCAACCGACTGCTCAGCCTCAAGCCCGGTAATGGGCAGATAGGACTGCCACTGGGTGCCGATACGGGAATCAACACTGACGTCGGAAAAGTTGTAACTGCCGTCAGCGTTTTGCAACGGGACGTCATCAAAGAAGATGCCCTGTAGCCCACCGAGATAGCCCAGGATCTCCCCTTCGCAAATTGCGTGCAGCACTCGCACATGCTGACGCGAGCGAAGGCTATCCGGGGCCTCAACGGCGGAACGCGCAGATCCACCGCCACCACCTTTCCCGCCACCACCGCCGCTACCGGTAATCAATTCGCTCATGCGGGTATCGTCTCCGCCCAGGTGCCGATTGCTACAACGCTGGAACCGACCAGCATCTTTCCGTAGATGACAGGCACAGGAAGGCCCTGCTGCGTTGAGTTGAAGGCGCCGTTGAAGAGGTAGCTGGGCTTGTTTTCAGTGCCGGCTTGGTCTTCTTGATTGCCAGCTTTTGGCGTTGGAGACAGCATCTGAATAACACCGCCGATCGTCATAGCGATGCCCATTTGGATCATTGGTACGCCTATCCATCCCTGACCGAAAGCGGAGGCTACCGCGCCAGCAACAATCAGAACAACGCCAACGATGGTCTGGAATAGCCCGCCTCGTTTGCTGCCGGAGATGACAGGAACAATGCGAATCTCCGTCGTCCCGCTCAGCGTGAATCTGTCTTCGGCGACGTTCTCGCGGTTGCGGAAAATCGCGTAACGCAGACCGCGCCGGGCCGAGTCGCGGATGAAATCGGCGAACCCATCGATTGTGTGCTGCAGTGCACTGAATGCTTCGCGGGTAGTTCCGGTTTCGAGTAAGCGAAAATGCTCGCGCCCGAAGGCCTGTGCCAGGCAGCCGGAGAGCAGAATGCGTGTCATAGCTTTGTCGTTTGGGGCATTCATACTTTTCTCCGGGCATAAAAAAACCGCCCGGAGGCGGTTGGTTTGTTCTGCCCTTGTTGCAGGCAGTGATTAAGTGACTCGGTTATAGGCTGGTCGGCCTGACGTCAAGCCCCGCTTCGGGGGCCGAGAAAACGCGGAAGTATTTCTCTTGGCCTTGCTTCAAAATCGTCTCTGTTTCGGTACGTTTTTCATTCAATGGCCCACACAGGCCCGCTCCCTCTAGCGCGGCGCCTACAACCCACTCCCCTGGAGGAAGTATGAAAGTCGCCTTTTCCTCCGGGGCAAGTTTCGCCGCTCGCTCACCATTGAGGAAGATGGTGGCGTAGCAGCCGCTGCCCATAAAGCCGCTATCTCGGATCACTGTCAGCGCCCCAGAGCCCTCCAATGCAACTTGATAAGCCAGCACTCGATCGGCCGGTGCTTTTATAGCTTGCGCCGACGGAACTGGCGAAGTTGCACATCCTGCCAGTGCAACCACGGCGAGAATGGTGAGAACTGTGCGCATAGTGAGTCTCCATGTGTTTTGGCGACTCTACCAAGGAAATTGCACACAGATACAGGGGCTATCGTGTGTAGCGCATGATGTGCGTTGTGCACTCCCGGTACGCGCGGCCGTACACCTCGCGGCAACTCAGCCGACCGTAGAGGTGATGAAGTACGACGTCACCCTCGAGCCAGATCGCGCCGTGGCAAGGTGTCGGGCTGCCAATCGCCATGACAATCAAGTCGCCTTGCTGCGGTGAATCGACAGGAACGAAACCTGTCCTGGCGAAGTTGTCGACATACAGGTTCTCCCCGTTGTGCCACCAGTCGTCCTTGCGGTGGAAGTCGGGCAATACAATGCCCAGTTCCTGACGGTAGTAGTCCCGAACCAGGGTGTAGCAGTCGATCACGCCGTGAACGAACACTCGCCCTTCCAGCGGCATCTCGCCGGTGGCCGGCATTTCGTGCCAAGTCGCAGCACCGTCCTTCAGTCCGACAATCCACCATGCCATGCGGCTGGCCGCGTGACTGGCAATGTCGTGCAGGCTGGGTTCGGGCCCGGCGTCAGGGTGCGAATGCACAACAACGATGATATCGCCCATGTCCTCTGCCACGACGTAGTCTTCCGGGTGCAGGATAAAGCGGTCTGCCTCTTCCGACTGGTTGCGGCACGGTACATACGACGACTTGCCGCGCACGCTGATGACGAGGCCCACAGCTTCACGCGGGTATTCAGCGCGAGCATGCGCCTCGGCATCCGCCCGACATTTATTGAACAGCTCGCTCATGATCAAAGTCTCGGAACGCGGGCAATGCCCGGGAAGCCGCCAAAGGGAAGCTCGCCATTCTCGCCAAAGCGCAACTTGCATCCCCGTAGCGTGCGGCTGCACTGGTCTTTGGCTGGATCGCCGGTGGGGTTGTTGGCGTAATCGGCGACCGGGCCACCCGCATAACCGCATTCGCCAGACCGGTAGGCCCACAAGCAAGTGCCGGCCACCACCTGGCGGCGCGGAAGCTTGACGCCCTGAAGGTCAAGCGGCGAGCCAAGTTCAAACTCGATAGCTGCCGGGGTTTCATTGGCCTTTCGCGTGATGATCCACGTTTCAACCGGATATTCCTCAGCCGGATTGGCCGTAGGGTTGCCGTCGGTGAAGTTCACCGCATCCAGGTATTTGACCAGCGTGCGGCGGCGCTTGAGTTTCACCGAAAGCAGGTCTTCGTACTCCCGGCACAGGGCTGATATGGTGCCGCCGAAGTTGCCGACCTGAAGCTTTGGTCGGGCCGGCGATCCCTGACTGGGCGTAGCAAATTCAGTGGCATTGATCGGCCAGGGCGTATAGACGTTATCTTGCCATACCACTGAGGCCAGCAACTGGTTGGTTCCAGCGTGAAAGCGAATCGTCTGGTCAGGCAGCACCAGCTCGAAACCCTCCCAGATCGACATGCCGTTGGCGAGCGCGAGTTGACCTTGAAGGGCGCTCATTCGAACACCTCCTCAAAGGTCGCGGCCAGGCCATCAACGCCAAGTGCAATGTTGGTGCGTGTCCACTCACGGCAAACAAAAACCCCGATCGCTTGACCGGGGTGCGTGTAGTTGAAGGCTTCGACGGCGCCTCTGGCGGAAAGGAAGGCATCAATCTCATCGATGCCTGCCGTCTCACGCTTGAACGTCAGCGAGAACTTGCGCGGCAGCCGGTTGATGCCGGAAGCCTGCCGCTGCTCGTAGCCGTCACCGAACTTGATGACCTTGACGACCGGAGCGACAGCCTTCGAGGCATCATAGGCGGCCTTCCAGGTGAATATCTGCATGAATACTCCTTAGGTGAGTTGTCCGCCGTTACGGCGAGCAAGTGCGATTTCCTGCCTCGTTACCACCTTGATAGCCTCAGCCAGGCGCGCCGGGTCCGGCATAGCGCCTCCTCCGTCAGTGGCGTCGACAGTGACGCTGATATTGATCTGGCTCGAGCTTCCGCCACGCACACCCAGTCGACCTTGCGAGTCGCGCGCCAACGGCACAATCGCCTCGGGCCCAGCCTCACCCATCACACCGGTCTTGCCGTTGGCCATGCCAAAAGCAGTCGGCGTACTGACGATGTTATTGGTGAAGGCGCCGCCATTGGCGAACATCTGCACGCCGCCAGACCATGCTCCGCCATTGGCTTGGGCAGCAGCCCAATTCGAGAAGTCAGTGCCGGTGTACCCGGCCTGCGTCGAGCCGGCCGACGTCGTACCGCCGCCGAAGTACGAGCTTGCGGCGGTGGCTGCCAAGCCGAATAGTCCGCTGAGCGCTGAAGAGCTTGCCTGCCTTGCCGCAATTCGAGCCATGTCGGCCAAGACTGACTTGGCAAAGTCGGAGAACGATAGCTTCCCGGTCATGGCGAAGTTGACGATCGAGTCTTCCATCGAGCTGAAGGCGTTGGTAAACAGATTTCGAGTTTGGCCGGCAATGTCTCGCGCCGAATCCAGGTAATTGGCCCAGGCCGATGTCGCGCCCTTGGTCCAGTCACCCTGCGCTGCTTCGACATCGGCATAGTTCTGCCGGATCTGGTCGGTCGCCGCCTTGTTCGCGTCTGCGAGGGCTTGTGACTTCTGCTTGAACTCTTCCGGGTCCATGTTTCTGGATGGATCGGAGCGCTGGTTTTCCAGTTCCAGGGACTGTTGCGCGAATCGGTCTTGCTGACTGTTCAGCTCGCCTGACAGCGCGTTCTGCCGATCGCCTTGACCGACGCCATTCACCGCGCGCTGACCTGCAAGGGCCAGAGCCTTCTGTTGCTGACCGAGCGCGGCAACGTACTGATCAATCGCGTACCGCTGCTTGTCGAGTCTTCCTTTCTCGGCAGTGGCCAGTACCTCCTGTTGGCTGTCGGCATCCTTCTGAGCCTTGACCATGGCTGTCCGTGCGTCAGAAATCTTCTGGTCGAGCTGAATGCGCTGCGCTGCCGTGGTGCTGGACTGGTTCTTCACAACCTCCAGTGCCGCGATCTCGGCCTCGTACGCCGCGGTAACCTCGTCCCGTTCGTTGCCGATCAGGCCATCTCGCTTTTGTGCATACTCGGCCTGGGAGATGAGCCCGACTTTCTGTTCGGCATCCAGCTTTTTCTGAGCGTTGCTGTACTCGGCAACAATTGCCGTGAGCTGGTTTTTGGCATCGTTGAAACCGGTTAGATCGACGCTGCCTGCTGCTACGGCGGGATCCTTGTTCTTATCCTTGATGTTTTGGATCGTCTTGGCCACGTAATCTGGCTTAACGAGCGGGCTATCCGGGTTTGCCTTGCGTAGATCGTCGACAGACCGCTGATACTCCTTGATGAGTTTGTTGCGCTTCTCGGCATTGGTGAGGTTTGAATCGCTGATGACCTTCAGCTTCCGCTCAGCCTCAATCCCTTCCTGCTGAATGCGAGCCTGATCGCTGTCAAACTTCGCGTTGTCCTTCTGGGCCATCTGCTTGTCTTGCAGCAGGTTCAACTCATCCTGCAGGGCCTCCATTCGCTGCTTCGCATCACCATCCTCATATCCTGTTCCCAAGGTTGATTGCAGGTAGGCCAGCTTCTGGGTGATCTCGGTGATTCGTAGCAGATCATCCTGATCACGACCGACATTTTTCAGTGCGTCCAGCGTCTTGGCCGTTTCACCTCGAATCGCGAGCCATGCTCTTTCAACAAGCCCAAGGTTCTGAATGATCTCGCCAGCTCGTCCCTTCACTGCATCTGCATAACTGTCGGTCAGCAGCTTGGTGGCGCCGATCTCATTACCCTGATCTTTCAGGGCTACGATCTGCGCATACACCGAAGCGGTCAGGAAGTGGTACTGATCGTTCAGCAACTTCGCAGCAGCCACCGGGTCATCGGCAATCTTGACGAACTCCGCTACCGTCGCGTCGACAGACTTTCCGGTGGCCTTCTCCATTGCTAGGGCAGCTTGGGAAATCTCAACAAAACTACCGCTTGCCATCTTTCCGTTGCCCGCCAGAGTCGCCAGGACTTCTGCTGCAGCACCGGTGGTACCCACTGTTGCGCTGATCTGCCGCGCCATTTCGGCGAGCTGACCAGCATTGGTGCCGGCGTAGTTACCAGTAAGGATTAAGGACTTGTTGTACTCCTCGGCCTCCTTACTACCTTGGTAATAGGCATTGGTAAGCAAGGCGAGTGCGCCCCCGGCCAAGGCAATAGGCCCGGCGATTGCCGCGAATCCGATTGCAGCACTACCGGCACCAGCCCCCAACTGAGCCACGGCGCGCACACCGCTACCCCAGTCGCCAGAAGACAGTGCATTACCAAGCTGAACGACGTTTTCCTGCGCCTGGCGGGTGCCGAGCTTCAGTTTGTCGAATGCCGTCTCTGTCGCGGTGAGCCCTGCCCGGTCCTTGCCAATCTTGGCCAACGCCTCGGTGTATCGATTTGCATCGACCACGCCTGCCTTGTGAGCAGCCTCAAGTGCCTTTTCCTGCGCCTCCAGCTTGGCCAGCTTGGCCGTCACCGGATCGATACCGTTGACCGTGCGCTTCAGTGCTTCGATCTGGCGGTTTTCCGCATCGATCAGGCGCTGCTTCTGCGCGACTTCCTTCGCCTCAGCTTTATCGATCTTGTCGTAAGCCTTGCCGAGTCGATCCTGATAGGCCTCCTGCTGCTCAATCGTGACCAGGCCACCCTTGCGGGCGCGTTCAAGTAGTACTTCCGCCTGGGTCAGTTGCTCAATGCTGCCGATGTTGCCGGACATCGCCTTGTCGAGCTGCCTGATGATGGCGATTTCGCTGGTAGCGCTTGCGCCTGACTTTCGTCTTGCCTCGGACTGACGCTGCGTGGAGCCCGTCGATTTGTCGATCTCCTGAGCGACTTCACGCTCTGCCTGAACGATCTTCTTGCCAGTATCGGCCAGTTCGGAGCCAGTTTTTCCGAGATCGTCGATCGCCTTTTCGGCATCAACGGCCGAATCGACCAGCTTGTCCAAATCGTCAGCAGCCTTGACCGCTTGCGACGAGTTGACCTCGATGCCTAGGGACGCGAAGTTGGTGCTCATTTACTGTCCCTCTGTTCCGCCATCACCCGCAGGGCTTCGGCTTCCATGATGCGGATATCCGGAAAAATATCCGTGGCCTGGGCCCGGGTTAAACCGAGAAAGCCAGCGACATCGCGAATTGACGTGTAGTCCAGACCCGTAGCGCCGCATGCGCCTGTACGCCACTGGGTGCTCAGCGCTTCGAAGAGAAGGAACGCCAGCCAGTTATCCGGCCAAATCTCGACCTCATCGCCATAGTCCTCGGCAGAAAAGCCGAAGGCATCTTGCCCCTTGACGGTCGGCTGATAGAGAACGCATGCGGCGCTGGTCAGTTTCCCAGGCGCGCCTTGTTGAATGCCTCGGAGTAGGCCGCCAGCACCGCGCTTGGTGTGGCACTGATCGAGCTGACCAGAAGGCGTAGGTTTTCGTCGGTGAAGTCTTCGTCGACATCCCAGCCGGCGACGATTGCCTTGAGCTGTTCCACCTGAAGATCAATCAGCAAGGCAGTGAATTGCTCCAGCCCCACCTCTTCGGATTTTTCCCCCAAGGCCTTATGCCGCTCTCCCCACCCGGCATAAAGGGTCGCCAGTTCGGCGCGGTCGCGATACTTGAACTCGAACTGCACCTTCACAGGCTCGCCACCGACCGTAGGAAGCATCACGTCAGCTTTGAAGGTGGGGTTTTGGATCAGTTTGAACTTGGCCATGAATCCCCCTTACGCGGCGTAGCGAATGAATTTTGCGACCACGGCAAACACGGCAGTGACTGCCATGATGTTGTTCTTGGTCAGCGACGGCACATTGTCGAACGAAGCAAACGCGTTGTAGGCGATGACACCCCCAGAGGCGAGGTTCACGCGGACCGCTCGCGGCAGCTTGTCGTCGTCGGCTTCCAGCAACACGTTTTTGTGTGGAAGGGACGGGTCATCCGCCATGGTCAGCGTGAACGACAGCGCCGATTTCGACGTTGGAATCTGGTGCTCATCGTCCTCCTCGAGGAACGAGTAAGTGACGTTTTGCTGCTCGCCACCGGACTTGCTCGACTCCGTGACCTGGCTGATAGGCACCCAGGCCAGAATCTTGCGAACCGATCCGCCGCCCGCGCCAGCGATGAAGCGTGCCGCATGGAGCGTGTTGACCGACTCAAGCACGAACGAATCAGCAGTCGCGGTCTTTACGCGAACAACACGGTTGTTCAGGCGAGCCCAGCCGGAAGTGACTTCAACTAAGTCGCCTGCCTCCAGATCGTGGCCAGCCGACGACACAACGGCTTCAGAGGCGTTGGTGATCGCAGTAAAAATGATCGGCGCGTCATACGAAGCCGCGATACTGACAGTCGAGCCATTGGGTAGAAAAACGCTCATAGGGTTTCCTCTTTTCAGAAATGACAAAACCCGCTCGATGGCGGGTTCTGGGTTTGCCCAACGGGCGAATTTTCGTACTACTCGACTTCCATGTTGCTCCGGAATTCATCAAGCGGAAGGCCTGACTTAGAGCCGACAACTACTCCGGTCAGCCCACAGCCCGGACAGCAGGCATGCTTCTCCTGATGCCATTTCAGAATTTCAGAAGGCGTCAGCCACAGGCCGCAAGCGGTACAGAGACAGCGTTCGCTGGTCGCTATCTCTTCACGGTTATCCCAACTATGGTTTTCTGCCCACTCCCCCAATATCTGGAGTCGCTGCTTCCTACTCTCATCCACCTTTGAGCCCCTTCTGTCTTCGATGATGGAATATTACTCCCCCACAGATCAGTTGGTGTCGGCTCGGTACTGGAAGGAAACCGGCACGGTAAAGGTCGTATCGTCTGGAATGCCGGGGCCTGGGTCGACTGGCGTCATGGTCACCACGGTCAGTGCGCCCTTCGTGTTCCGTTCGTACAGCGGGAACAACGCGGCGATCTGGTCAGCCAGTGCACCGGCCGCCCAGCGATACTTGCCCGAGGACGTCACGATGCTGACCTGAAATACGCCGGTGTACAGCTTGTGGTCGCCGCCGAGCGTGTTGCTTGCGGTGTCGCCCGGCAGCGTGAAGGCCTTCAGGTAGGTGATGCCGTCCACGGGCGTGTAAGCCTCGTTCTCGACGACAACCTTCAGCGGTACCGGCAACGCTTTCGCCCAGTTGATCAGCTTGGCCTCGTAGATCGAGGCAATGAGGTTATGGCTCATACCTGGTTGTTCCTGATGGCTTCGTTAACTATCTGCTGAAAACGGGCCAGGGTGATTCGAACCATTCCGCCGGGAGCTTGCTTGGAGTAGCCGTATTCGAGCGGCACGGCATACGGCAGATTGTTCACAATGTACGCGGTCTGGCCGATGGTCAGCGCCTGCACCTGGGTCATGAGCACCGCAACCGACACGTTGCCCGATGGGTCGATCTGATCAAGCACGCCGTCGGCCGGAGTATCGATAGAGAACTGCCAGTTCCCGCGGAATCTCCCGCCGACGTAGTCCTTGCCGGCGACCAGACCGTTCACGTTGAAGTTCTGGTCGCGCTCAGTTTTGGTCAGGGGCTTGGCGTACTTCACGCCGCGCTTCAGCTTGCCGGCCTTGGTGAAATTGCTGTCGGTCAGATTGATGACCGTATTACGCACGGCCACCTTGAAATCATAGGCATCAGCCGCTGCGGTGTTGGCCTGGCGATGGGCGACGTTGGCCGTCCAGATTTCAGGATTGCCCACCGGCGACATGCGGATAACGCTGCTGCCAATCTCGATCACGATTTCGCGGAACGTGGCGTCGAGCCCTGACTTTGCCTGCTCAGCAAATTGGCGGATGTTCTCGGCGAAGCTACCGTTGAGGTCCGCATACTTGCTCATGATCGAACCTGCAGCTCGTACAGGATCGGCGTTCCAGCCGGGTTGATCTCTTTCAGCGGCGGAACGATTGACCAGGTGCGGCCTTGAACGACGACCTTGTTCAGCAAGTCAGGCACCCACGCCAGACCCCGCGCGGCGATCTTGAGCTTCTTGTCGCCCTGCTTGATGAGGCTGTTGTTCTGGAACTCTTGGCCGGTGAAGTCGAGCAGGATGCCTTGGGCGATCTGCTCTTTGGTGCTGTCGGGCGGCGCGGTACCGGCATCGGGATCGTATTCGCCGACGGTTGTTGCGCGGATGATCACCGGCTGGCCGAACTCTGTGATCATCTCCAGAGCCATCACGGCCATTTCGTCGTAGAAGGCCATGGTGGCTCCAGATGTGAAAAGCCCAGCGCGATGGCTGGGCAGTTTGAATTACAGCTTGAGCGGTACGCTTCGAGCCGTCGCTTTCTTCTCTGGGAACAACTCCCTCCGCTCGTTGAGTAGCAAGGTTGCGAATTTTGCGGCCTTCGAAGCCGCCAGCGCATTTGGCTCGCTTCCTATGGCAACAAGCGAGGACAGAGCAGCGCTGGCGTATGCATCCCAAGCGTCTTTCTCATCCTGAGTCGGGTGTTTTCTAACTATCTGATGCTCTGCCATATCGACCTCCTTTTTGATGGAGCAGCCAGCGTACGCTCGATTATGCCCGCACAGCAAACAACCCACGTTTCTGTAGGTAGTCGGCAAACTGGGTGGCGCTCGGGCGATCCGGTGCCGCGGGCAACAGCCGGCCGCTGGTATTGGAAATCGTCGCGTACTCGCGAGTTACCGCGCCTTCGACACGCTCCAGGGTGATTGCCCCTTTGCGCTTCTCCACCGGATCGATATCGTCAGTATGGATCTCGGCAGCCAAGGCCATCTGGCCGTACTGGATGCGGGCCGGCAGGTAGTTGTCGGGCTTGATCTGGCAGTCCAGCTCAACCCCTCGGCGCGGCCAGGCCAAAGCCTGATCGCTGTCCATCTTGCGTCCCTTCCAAGTCATGCCATCCATCGCCAAGGCGGACCGGCGAAGCAGTGCTTCTTGCGCTGGCTCGTCCGCAGGGATGGTCACACCGAACTTCACGGCGTACATGACCAGGTCTGCGGCACTCGCGTAGCTTTCGGCATTTGGCTTGCCGGTGCCGTCCTCGATGATAAGCATGTGTCAGTCCTGTTCTTTGAGCAGTTTCAGCAGGGTCGGCAGATCGGCTTTATCGTCGAACGTAACGTTCGCCCCGGACAATGCGCCTTTGACCTGATCGAGAGTGAACTTGTCGCGAGGGTCCGCTTCTGGCCTGTTTGCCTTCTCACGATATTCGGCCTTCAGTTTAGCCTTTGGCGGCTTCTCGACTTCACCGCCACGGTCTTCCGTCACGTTGGCATCGATGATGATCAGACCTGCCTTCTTGGCGATCGCCTTCACGTCATCTTCATAGCGGTGGAACGGTCCCGGCAGATACCAGATGTTGTTGTCAGTCATCACTGTCACTCCGCTGGGCCAGGGCATTATGCCCCGGCTCAGTCATTGAATGGTTACTTGGAGGCGTCGCCGATCAGGGCCACACCGGCGGTGTCCTTGATGCTGGCTGCGGTCTTGTCCCAGTTGGTGCCAGTCGCAAGCGCGGCGCTGGATGGAGACTTGCCGCCGTTCGCCACATCCCAGGTGTAGCCCTTGATCCCGAGGCCAAAGGTGTAGTCCACCTGAATGGTCGTGGTGATGCGCTCGTTACCGTTGTTGGTCTGCACGTTCGAGATGATGTCTCGGTTGTCGTGCACCAGAGCGGCACCAGCTGCCAGACCCAGGATGATTTCCTTGTTCGGCGTACCGGCCTGAGCGAGAGCTGGCGCATCGGTGACGATCGAGGTCTTGCCGAGGATGTCGACGACGCGAACGTTGCCGGCCTGGAACAGGTTGTTCGGGTTGGCGAGGCCTTGGCCGACCAGTTTGTGCCAGGTGGTGCCCTGCATGACTTGAGCAACCAGGTTCTGGCTTGCGTCACCGAATTTTGCGTGCGCGCTGTTCAGGCCGGACTGGGTGATGCCGGCGGTAGCCGACACATCGTTGACCGCAGCAGCTTGTGCAGTGATGGCCGCCACCAGCGCAGCGATCGCCGTATTGAGCTGATCTTTCAGCAGCACTTCGGCGAACGCGCGGCTCGCAACTTCAACGCCCTGTGCAGTTGGACGCTGCAGCCAGGTCATTTGCGACGGCTCATAGCGAATCGGACCGAAACCACCGGCCACTTTCACAGTGGTGTCTTGCAGTTCGGTCAGGTCAACCGGCGTCACCGCGGCGTTGGCACCGTAGCGGTTCACGCGACGCTGAGCAGCACCCAGGTTCTGGAAGAACGACTCTTGCAAGAAGTCGCCGGTGAAGCCGTTCGGCGACAGCACAATCGCGCCATTGCTGGCGGCGTTGAACGCTTCCAGCATTTGATCCAGCGTCTCGAGAGTCGCCGGCATGATGTAATCGTTGAAAACCTGCATTTGAGACAGGGACATAGGTCAAATCCTTAATTTAGGGGGAGATCAGAGAACCGGGCCGCGATTGCCGCCGTGCGCTCCGCTTTGGTACCGCCGATGTTTCCTTTCGCGGCCCCGCCGCCACCTCCAGCACCGCCGGCCCCGCCGCCAGATGCCTTGCTACCCGCGATCAATGGCGCGAACGCCACGTCGTTTGCGAATTCTGCTTTCAGCTCATCCAGCGTTGCCGCCGAGAGCTTGCCCTGCTGGTCGAGCACGACCACAACAGGCTTCCCGTCACGCTGCTCGACGCTCAAACGGCGTTCGATATGTGGCAACAAGGCTTTGGCACTGCCTGGGATTGCCAGGGCTGACGCGATATCAGTAGCAGTACGACCGACAGTCAGATCCCGGATCTGAGTGCTCAGCGTTCCACGCTCCTGCTCCAGCATGCCGTTCAGCTCAGCTTCACGGCGGGTGTACTTTTCAGACCAGGAACGTTCGAGCTCTTCGACGTTGCCGGTCTTGCGAGCGGCTTCTTCACGCTCACGCTGCGCCTGCTCTTCCGCCTCACGCTTCAAGCGCTTGGCCTCCTTGGTTTCATCAAGGAGTGTTTGCAGCTGGCTTTTCAATCCCGAAACGTCTTCGGGTTGTGGCAGACCTTCAATGCCGAGTACGAACTTGCCGTCCTTCTCGGTGTAAAGAGCACGCACGGTTTCGTCGACACCATCCAGGCTGTCCAGTTGAAATTTCAGCATTGGTTGTCTCCCAGAGACGAGGATGCAGGCCCTGCCTGCGGGCATAAAAAAACCCCAGCATTGGCTGGGGTTGATGGAGGTGAACGGAGCTTAGGTCTTCGGAAGCAGGTAATTCCGGTCGGGGTCGTAATCGCCGAAGGTCGTTTCAACCGACAACTTATCCGTGTTAGCCATCAGGTCAACTCCGGCGAATCTTTGAATTTCGTGTTGAAACAGATTTAAGTCAAAGGTCTTCATCTCTTTATAAGAAATGCGTGAATTCAACTGCTTGACGTCGCTCTTCGACATCCAGTATGTCGCGTCATCAAACTCAAAGAATATGTCCGTCACGAAAGCTGGATGTCTTGAAAGGCAGGTTACGTCTACCCGAATCGCCCCATATTCGGCGTAGACAACAACTTCAAGCTCTTCCTCATTCTCTTCTTCCTGTTTCCTGTACAGGTAGAGAGTTGTTCCTACTGCAGCCAGCGCCCCAGCCCCAGAAACCCACCCGCCCAATGCAGAGAACATAGGGATAAACACGTCCTTGAAGTCCACGCCATTCATCGTGGAGCCTGTAGCAGCACCCGCGCCGAATCCTAGGATTGCAGCGGTAGACGATAACACCAGGCAAATCACTGGCCAGTAGCTCATCTCGGTTCCTTGTCCGCGTAATCCCAAAGGCGGCAACTGTACACGAGCTCACATCCGGCAGCTAACCGAGTCCAGCACGCTCAAACGCCAGAGGTTCAAGAACCTTCATCTGCACAAGGGTCAGAGGTGAAAAGTTGCGATCAAGCTGGAGCTCGGAGAAGCGCTCAACACTTAAGCCTCCATCACGGAACAGCTTTGCGCGAACCGGGCCGATAGCCTTGTCCTGAAATGCTGCCGGCTGCTGCTTGAGCCAGTCGTAATAGCTGAGGTCTGCCCTCACCTGCTGGGCGCCGCCGTCACCGATCGATGCCCGCGTGGCGTCCTTGGCGAATAGAGCGCTGAAGCGGGTCACCGCCACCACCGTTGAGCGGCAGTTGATGTGGATCGGCGGACGCGGCCCCTCGGTCAGTTTGAAGCGCTGCTTATCGAGCGATCGGCACTGGCTGGTCGTCTTCGAGTCCAGGGTGCTGACCCACTCCACCGCTTGCACGACATCGGAGTTCTCTTTCAGCGTCTCCATGCGCGCTTGGGTGGCGACGTGCTGCACAGCCGTCCGCACGATGGCGCCGGCGTTGCGGTTGGTCGTGGCCAGGATGCCGTCGTTGTACTTGAGGGCCTTGGTCCCGCGAATGTTCTTGATGACCTGGAAGTTCGTCTGACCTTCGAAGAATCCCTGCCGGATTGCGCCCGTGAGGCGTTGCCGTTCGGTGGCGGTGAAGCCATCAATGAACGACTTGAGCAGCTTCCCGCCATCCGCGCCGCGCACGCTGAGCGGATTGGTTAGGATCGCCGCCCGGATGGCGGCAGCACCAGGCACCGCCGCGTCGAAGCTGACACCCACCGGTGCCGCACGGGTCAGGCTTGTGGCTTCAAACTCGGCCTCGTAGTTGGCAATGTCGATCAGGTCGAGGTTCAGCTTCTCGCTGTACCGGTCGAAGATGCCCAGCAGCAGGCTATCGACCTCACTCAGCAACCGCTCCAGCCGGGCGACGGTGTAATCCGTCAGGTCGGCCCGTGTCAGTCGCTCACGGATCGAGCGGTCAATCTCCTTGAGGAACGGCCCGAACTTGGCGACTTCTCCCGACTTCAGTTGCTCGAGGAAGACCGCATGCCGAATCGTGGCATCAAGGATTGCCTGGTTGGCCGCCATTTGGAATTACCTCGGTGTCATCCAGGTCAGGCCCGGGATTCTCGGTCTCCAGTTCGTCGCGGATCTGGTCGTCAGTCTTCTCGGGATCGATAACCCCTCGATCGCGCAGGTACTGCCAGAAGTCGCCCGCCGGCAGCTTCCCGCCCTGCACCGCATTGAACAGTGCAGAGAGGATCGTTGCGTCCAGGCTGATCTGGCTGAAGTCCTGGTTGAGCTTGTACAGCGCCTCGCCAGTAGCGTTGACGAACTCAGCCATCCAGACCAGACACTGGCTGTAGGCCTCGCTGACGTTGCTCACCACCAGCGACAGAACGCTGTGTTCAGCGGCGCTGTCGTTGTCGGCCTGGGTTGCGGTCTTCACCGCGCTACCCCGCTCGATCAAGCGGGCGCCGAGGGACACCATGTCCTCTTTCTTGCTGTCCATGGCCTCTTTGGCGACAGTGTTCGGCTGAGCCTGCCAGACGCCACACGAACCATTAACCGGAAGTAGCCAAGGCGCGCGGGAGCCGAGGAATATCCCCTGTTTCTCCATGTGGTCACGCCACTGCTCATCAAGGCCCGCCATCCACGGTTGAGGCTGGCCCACCAGGTAGGCTGCCTCTTCGTAGTCCGCACTGTTTCGGTAATGGCCGATGTTGACCTCGGCCATGTCGTACAGCGGCGAGTCGTCAATGCTTGTGTCGTTGTTCTCGCTGCCCAGGAACTGAAACGGGATGACTCGCCAAGGCTGACCGATGCCATTCAACGGAGTAAAGGGCGCGATGGTCATTGCCGTTTCGCTGGAGCCCTCTTCCCATACTTCCTGCGTATAGACGCCGGCGGCATCCAGGCGCAGCACCCGATACTGAACAACCTGTTCGCTGCCAAACCCATCATCGGTATCGACGTCGACCGTCTCGCGTAGAACGACCAAGCTCAGCAGATGCTGACCGCCAACTTGGCGGGTCTTCCAGTTGATGATTGCCTCAGTCGGGTAGCTGGCGATATTCGCCCTGGCGCGGCCGGACAGTTCGTCCGCCCTGCTCACGGTGCCAGCCTTGACGGCGGCGTAATCCACCAGCAAGCCGTGCCGACCGACTTCGAGCAGATGCCCGATGACCGACTGCGACTGCTGGTAAATGCTCACACCCTGCCCGTCGATGTCCTTCGACACGTAGTCGAGAGCGCCGGGAACAGTCAGCGTTGGCCATGTGCGGAATACCGCCCCCACCAGACTGTGTTTCGTCCGGCCGGTGGCGTTGTAGAACACGGCGCGCTTCTTGTACGCGTCGTAGCGAGCCTTGTTGTCACTGCTTTCGTCAGAGGCATTCGGCCGTGGCAGGTATCGGTCACCGGCATCCTTGATGGTTTCCGACCCTTTGCAGACGTCGCGCACCAAGCGCCAGCGGTACTGCGCCGCCTTGTACTCGGGACGGGTAAAAGTGACGTCCGTCATCGGGCGACTCCCATTTTCATTGTGGTGACCGGTTTAACGATCGGGTACTCGCGGTGAATGAAATAACCGCCGCCATCGTTGGCGTGGTCGTTGCCCTGGCTCTTGTCCGGCTCGCCGTTGGGCGCCCAAATCTGTTGTTCGAGGCCGTCTGCATAGGTAGGACATGTGAATGGATTGACCAGGTAACGCCGCTCACCCTGCGCATTGCAGAACATGGCGTTCATGGCGTTGATCCGATCCTTCACCGGAGGGTTGGCCGCCGGCGCGATGACTGAAAAGCCCGCCTGTTTGAGCATGGCGATATCGGTGAGGCTGGCATTGACAGACTTGCGCGAATCGCCAGAGGCGTCCGGGTAGATCCGGATCTCGCAGGTTTTCTTGAAGTCGTTGCCGTTGTGCTCCCAGTAGCGCTCTTTGATACGACGGATCATGTCCGGCGTGTCGTAGCCATCCATCAGCTCATCCACGGCGCGCGGCAGACCCTGGTCACGTTTGACGTGGGTGATCGCGGCCATCTTGCCGACGTTAAAGTCCATGCCGATGAACAACGGTTCACCAGCCTGCACGGTGTCGAAGCACTGGTTCAGCTTGCGGTCGTACGCGTGGTAGATCGACCCGGACGTCAGGTTGACGAACTGGCCGTTCAGATAAGCGCGGATCAGCTGCTCGGGATACGACTCCATCAGCGATGGAATGTAGTCGTCCGGTAGGTTCAGCTCATTGTCGAACGTGCTGGCCTGCACCAGGCCGTACATACCGGCGAGCGCCGGCTTCTCGCGGATCTGCTTCACAAACTGCTGGAAGACGAACTTGAACCCCTCGGGGGTCGTGGTCACGTCGACCCCGTTCTTCAGCCCGGGAACGTTGTAGCGCATCCGGGCAATGATCTTGCGCCACGCATGTTGCGCCTTCAGTGACGGCAACACATCAAGCTCATCGACCAGAGCATGGCCGATCTTGAAGCCGACGATGGTCTGCGGCTTCTCCATCGAACGGCAGATCGTCGTGCTGCGGTATTGCCGGCCGCTGTAGAAGTCGACCTCTTTGTCGCTTTCCTTGGTCTTAACCTTCAGGCCCCAGTCGTAGGCAACTTCCTCGATTGTGGGAAAGAAGATATCTCGGATCTGCGGATAGGTCGGCGCGAAGTAGCCCGAGTTGATGCCCGGCCATTCCCACACGTGCTTGCACAGTGCAGCGCATCCGACCCAGGTCTTGCCCGAGCCGAAACCGGCAACAAACCCGCGAAACTTTTGCTGAAGCTGGAGGAATTCAGCCTGCGGAATATTCAGGCTCGGCATCCGGCTTCCTCGCATTGATCACATGAACCTGCACCGATGTCGGTACAACCGGTTCGCCTTCGTCATCGCTCTTCTTCTGCCTGTTGACGTAGACGTCGCCGACTTCCTTCGCAGCCTGTTCCAGGATCTGCATGGCCAGGCCGATGTTCTTCATCGTCTCAGCCTTCTCCACGAATCGGTTCATGGCGCGGAGTCGGAACGCGCGGTTTGCAATCGGGATCTCGGATGTCTCTTCGCGGAATCTCTTTCGGGTGTCTTCGAACATCGTCACCCAGCGCTTGGCCAGGCCTTTCCCTGATGTCTTTGTGGGGTCGTGTGTTTCCACCTGCTGGCGGGTCACCGATATCCCGTATTCTTTCTGGACCGCTTCAACAACCTGTGAGGGCGTGTCAAAGCACGCCAGGGCCTGAACGATAAAGGCCTTCACGTCGTTTTGAAGGGCTGCCATAGATTCTCATCCGTCCAGAGCCTGTCCAGAATCAGGCCGACTTGAGCAGACAGGTTCCGCAGGCCCTCGAAATGTTCATTTTCCCTACCTCGGCAGGATTGTTTGCAGCATCCACCAACGCTTGAACGTCAGGGCTCGCACCGTAGCGGCGGACTACACCGACAAACTCCTCGACGTCGTGTCCGCGTAGCTTCAGCTTGGGAGCGCCTTCGTCGGTGAAGGCAGGTTGGCCGTACTTATCGGTCGCCTGGGCAATGTGGTAGAGCTCGTGTTCTATCAGGGCGCAAAAGTCAGCATCAGAGCATTGGGAGCAGTAGTCGGCAGCCAGGGTGATGATGAAGGCCGGCACCTCGCCGAACCAATCACGCATCTGTTGTTCCATCCGAGCCTTCTGCCAACCACCTGCGCGGAACGCTACCTGCTCGGCCTGGCCGAGGACTGTGCGGCCTTGTTTCTCGAAGCTCGATGATGCCCACATGACCCGAATATCTGCATCCAGTAGGTGGACATGGTCTTCGTTGTGGATGCTCCCGGTATCAGCCAGGATCTCAGCGCTCAACCACTCCCTTACCTCAGGCGCTGGCGTGAGTCGGATGCCGAAGTCGGATAGTTCCGAAAGCTCAAGGATTGAGGCTGGCGGCATTGGTCTGTCCACGTTCCCCCTGGTACTTGAATTAACGGCCAGTTGCCGGTATTGATTGGATTCAACTCAACGCAAGGAGAGCAACATGTCCGAACTGTTCAAAAATCTAAACAGATCCGGTATGTCTGGGGTCGGCCCACCCATAAGCACTCGCGAGGCTGCAGTCGCGGCAGCTCTGGTGCTGATCAACTCAAAAGTTGGAAACGCCCCAGATAAATCTGAGGCACTGAAAGAGGAAATGGAACGCCTCTCGGTTTATGCCGACCAGATCCAGGAAGCACTGAAACTCAAGTGATCTACCCGTGCCGCGCTCACCTGCGGCACACCTACCCTTCCCCACCATCTAGCAGCACATCAATCAGCCTCTGCTCACCCAGGCGCATGGCACCCAAGCACTGCAGGTCGTCGCACTTGGGCCCCAACCCGAATACCGTGACCTCGCCCTTAGGGCCGATCATGGATAGGGCGCCAACTGTGCATTCTGGATGCTCACCAGCATCAAGATCATCAGCAATCTTACGCAGGGTCTTGGCGGCGTCTCGCCACCCTTCGCGCTTGAACTCAACGAGCTTTGCAGTCATGCCGTCACCTTCTGGAACCACTCTTCAATGATCCGCCGCACTACTGGCTCGGTCAGGATTGCCGATGGTTTGTCGCCAGCGATCACTGAGCGGACCAGGGCATGCGGAATGACATGGGCACCATCACTCGCTGCAACCATCAGGTGTGGGCGATGGTCGGCCAGGTCGAGAATTTCTGCACTCATTCAGCTCACCATGATTGAAGTCTGTGAATGAGCCAGGCCATGCAACAGCGCGACGATCAACCCTTGCGGTAGACCGGCAGCCTTGGCCGTGTCAATCGCCTTGCGCAGGCCTTCGTCCATCTCGTTGATCGCTTCCACGATCTCAGGGCTCAACGGCAATGCGTGATGCAGTCGGGTGACGTTACTCATCAGCTGAATGGATCAGCAGGTTTGGCGATCGAGCGCACGAACCACATGAAGCCTTGCTGCAGGTTCGTCTTGGCCAGAGCCAACAGGCGAGGATCAACGCCTTCAATCTGACTGATCTGCTTGAATAGCTCACCCGCGTCAGCTTCAAGCGCCTTGATGGAGTTCATACCGTCAATCTCGGACTGACTCAGGTCGCGGTAACCGGTGATCTTCTTGTGCTGGTTGTCCATGGTGCTTTCCTCGTCGCATGTCGCGACACGATTTGAATATTCGCGAAACGTGTCGCGCACTAAATTTCGTCAGCCTTTCTTTCAGCCCAGCGCTTGCCAAGCTGACGGGCCTGCTCAACACCGAGCACGCCAATGAAGCCAGCCGTTGCGAATGACCAGGCAATGCTGAAGCCGAACTCTTTCACCGTCAGGCCTACCACCATAACGATCAGCGCACCCAGTGCCGCCTCGATCAATTGACGCAAAGGCTTCGTCTCTTTGCCGTCGTACTGAATGCGAAGCCATGTCAGGGCGAAGGTCAGCCCCATGGCTAAGCCGTTCTCTCTCAGGGCGGTCAGGACCAACACCCAGAACGATGGGTCTTTTTCTGGCATGTGTGGCATCTCAGGTTCCTCCCCGATCAGGGAGCTATAAACGAAAAAGCCCCAGCTAATGCTGAGGCCTTGGATAGGTGCGCAGTCTGTCCCGCTGTCTGTCTGAAACGAAAAAACCGTTCTCTAGGGCTGGGCTCAATCTATGGTCAGGCATATCCCCGTGCAATGACGCGATAGAGCACTAAGCTCCTATCGGATCAAAATGAACGCGCATCCGACCACCTTTAAGAGTAAACGCCCATGACTTTTTTATGCAGCCAATGTAAGGAAAGAACCGCCATTCTTGTTCACAAGAAAGATCTCGCCGCAATAATTGAACAGAAAGAACAAGGGGGTAAACAAACGGCATCACTTGTGGCTGAGGCAGCAGCGGCAGCAGCAATCATCGCCGCAGCGGCGCAGTGGGTAAAAATAGCTATCGATGTTATGAAGGACAGATCAACTCAGGCGCTCTATTGCCCAAAATGCGGTCACGTCGAAAAGGCGCCGATATAAGCCGAAAAAAAAGCCCGACTCAGTGGCCGGGCTTTTCAATCTGAGTGCGTGTTGCGTAAATTGCGCACCATGGGAAAAGTACGCGCAAATCCCCGTCATGTCAATATGTTTATGCCGCCACCTCATCATTTTCCGCGTGTATAACCTGCCATACCGGCTGCTGTGCCTGAATATCCACTTCTGCGATCACTTTTTTCAGGGATTCCCACAGGTCCAGCCAATCACGCGTCCAGTTCTTCGGATCAATCGTCACGCCGAAGAAGGCCTTCATCTCGGCGGCCACCCGGGCCGGCCCCCACTCTGCCGCCCCTACCACCTCCCCCTTGTACGATTGCAGGGCCAGGGTCACTAGGTACTGGGCCTTCACGCGCTTGGCTGAAGTAAGGTCTGGCAACTGCGCCTTGGCGGTGATCAGCAGTACCGCATTCATTACGTGGCGCATGGTCATTGCCGGGTGATAGAGGTAGTGCCCGAACTGCTGCACCTGAAACGGAAGCGTGTCGATCGCGCGCAAGACCTTGCCGATGGTGGCCAGGTGCGCGGCGCGTGCGGTGGATCGACCTACCGGCGTGCGGCGCGTCTCGCTGATGCTGATCTTTTGCCGAACGATCTGGATGCGCTCTTCCTTGTCCTCGCCCAGTGCGGCAAACACGGCCTCGTGACGGCGCATCCGGTTGCCGGTCTTCACCGGCGCCGATTCAGCCTTGTCGATCGCCACAGCACTGATCGACGCGTTCGATTCGTGTTGCGACTCAGTCCATACCTGTCTTGCGTTGATCAGCTTCATGCTGCTTCCCTCTTCAATTCTCTGGTCTTTGCCCGATATTCGGCCTTGATGGTTTTCAGTTCTTCGATGGTGTAGCGCTTAGGCTCATGCGGCCCTTCGAGCCAGTCCACCTTGTCGGCGCCGATGCGTTTCACCAGCTCAATGCGGTAGTTCACGATGTCACCGGATTTGTGGTTGTTGCACGGCGCGCACTGCTTCCAAACATTGAGCGACTCGAAACGCAGCTCAGGGTTCGCTCCCACAGTGCGGTAGTGCCCGGCGTGGTATTGGCCTTCGTGGTGACGGCCGCAGCTCACGCAAGGCAGCGCGGCGTCACGCAGGCGAATCCACTCGTTGAATACAACCTGCGTTTCCCGCATGTGATCGGCCCGGCTCTTGAGCTTCTCTTTGCGGGCCTTGATCTCTTTGCGCTCGATCTGGGCCAGTGACTTGCGAGCCTTCTCCTGGTTCACGTCCTTGATGGCCAGGCCGCAGGTCCAGCTGCACACCTTTTGCGCCGTGGAGAATGACGGTTTGAAGCTCACACCGCAGGCCGGGTTCTTGCACTTCTTCGCCTTTGCTTCCTTGAGGGCAACTCTCATGCGTAACTCCCCAACTGATCGGCAGCAGAAAGCGCGTCAGCTTCATTCTCAAAGTGCGCAGACAACACCAACCGCCAGCAGGCGTTGAAGACGTCGCGGTAAAGTGGCTCGAAAGCGGTGTCATCCATGTTTGCCCAACTGATCGACTTGGCCTCTTTGCGGATTCCCTCAGGCGTGTGCACTAGGTGGAAATGGCCAGCCTCAATCGTCACCCACTCACGGAAAGCTTCGCGGCTCTTGTCTACCGCAGGGAAACGCTCAGCGCGCGCCAACTCAAGGCCGGTGATGTAAGCCGCAACCGCGTGCGAGAGCTGCCCCGGCTTTCCGCTTTGCGCCTCGAAGAACTTGGCCAGCCCTCGAATGCCGCGCATCTCCTGGCGCGGGATCAGTCCGCCGACCGGCTCCCAGTATTCCCATGCCAGATCGAGCATCGAGAAAAACTTGCCGTGAAACTTGCCGTTGCGCATGCGTGTGAACTTGCCGTGAATGATCTGGCCAGCCTTCCACTTCTGGACGGTTTCACGGTCGGCCTCGGTGGCCGGCACCAGGCCTTGGGCGGTGCGGATAAGAGCGAGCTCAGCCATGTGATGCTCTCCCCGATTCCAGATCTTCCACCTGTTTCAGCAGCAGAGCCCGGCGATCAGCCAGCTCATTGGCCGCTTCGATCCGCATTTCATCCTTCCTTTCGGCAGTCGCCGCTCGCATTTCCAGCATCGACGCCTTCACCGCCTGGAGCTTTTCGCGTACCGCCGGTGTCGGCCGAACCACGTCACCGGTAATCAAACCCGCGAGGGCGCGGCCGTCGTCAGTGACCGGCGCCACGCTCAGGTCCGCCAGATACAACCGTCCGCGCTCTTGTGGGATGCGCTGCATCTGTACGGCCTTGGTGATCGCCGCGGTGCGCCGGTTTGCGTCGAAGCCCACAGAGACGTGCCAGTTCACCGGTTTCGCGTCGTCCCGGGCCTGGGCGATTAGCCGCTCGTAAGCGCTGATGAACGCCATACGGGCACCGACCTTGTCGCCGGCGTCGAGGACAGGTTTCGCTGCAGCCAAGGCGAGCTGGATCTCGTCGGTCAGCACCACGGTTTCGAACTCGTCGTTCGTGGTCATGGCGATCGCCCAGGCTTCGTCCTTGCCCGGGCGGCCGTCGGAGGACTGAACGCGCTGCAGAATGTCAGCCATCGACAGCCGGCCTTTCACCTCAAGCCGGCAAGCCTTCAACGCGGCGCGGACAACCGGAACCTGATAGGCGCACAAATCCTCAGCCATGATCGCCGCGGTGCCGGGATTCATTTCCTGCCCCATGGCCTCTGCCGTGGCGATAATTGCGGAGGCCAGGCCAGCGACCTGGGCGTCGTTCATTTCAGAGGTATTCATTGCGTTCTCCCGCCTGGCGCTTAGCCAAAACCATTTGCGCGGCCTGCTCTGCTGCAGAGACGTTTGCCTCGGTACGCTCCATCTGGCGGGCGGTTGTGCCGTTGATGCGCTGACCGGTCACCCACTGGGTGTGGTAACTCTCGGCGTTGGCCAGCAGTTCGTTGAGGCTGTGGCACTTACGCAGCACGGCGGCATCGCTGGTCTTCAGGAAGTGCGCGGCGACGTGGTGGGCGACATCAGCACCAAGGCGGCTGACGAGCTGCCCGAGCTGACCACCGACCTTGGCGTTCCACACCGGCCAAGCGCCGTAACGCTTGCGGTAAGCCATGGCGTAGTTCGCCCAGGTTTTGAACGTCTTGCAGGTATGGTCCTTGGGGCCCGGCATGTCAGCGGGGATTTCAACCCGTGGCGCTTCGGTTCGATCAACCACCAGTACCAGACCGCCGGACCGGGGCGGCTTGTCCGTCCCGTCCTGCAATTCCTGATTCCTGGTTACCTGATTGGTACCCTGATTATTGGTACCCTGATTTGTCGGAGATTTTTCCGACCCTGGCTCGGATTTTTTTCCGACCTTGCTCGGAGATTTATCCGAGGTAGATCGGATTTTTTTCCGACCATCGAGCGCATCAGAGGTCGGATATTTTTCCGACCCATCCAATTTACGATTCCACTCTTTTGCTTTCTCGGTCAGGCGGATCAAGGTGATGCTCGACGTGCTGGAGAGCTCAATCAAACCTGCGTCTCGCAGGGCTTTCAGCAGGCGGTAAGCAGTGTCCGGCTTATCGGTCAACAGCGGCAGCTCATCAATGATTTTGCTCTTGCTCAGCGCGAAATAGATCCCTGTGTCCGTCTTGATTGGATTGGCCCAGCTCGGGCTCTCATAGACGAAGGCAAACAACAGGGCCTGCTGAGAATTCAGCCCCCACTCAAGCGCCTTCACCTGGTTGATCGTGACGGTGTATTGCATGTCAGGCTTTCCCGACCAATGAAGCCAGTTCAAGGAAACGATCGACGTACCAGTGAGGTTGCGTCTCGCGGGGGGATTGGGGGTTGGTGAGGTTCTTACCGTAAGTCATGCCCTTGTCGGTCACGCACCAGAAGTCGACCATCACCTGCTTGGAGTTCTTGCGCTGGAGCTGCTTGAGGAAACCTTTTGCGGCCAGCGCACGGTTGAAGGCTGCTGCGGTACTGGCGATGCCATGATCCTTGATCAGCGCGGTAACGGCCTTGGTCGGCATGGAACTGCCGCCGGTGGCATCTGGTGCGGCATCGATGGCATATCCTGGGAGGAACTGTGCGTCGAGGCCATTATTTGCGGCGATCTTGGCCAGCATCAGCACCTGGCTGGATGGCGCCGGCTTCAGGAGACGTGTGAAGCACTCAAGGATCGCCAGTTCACCGACGACCTTGGTTCCATTCGCAATTACTGCCTGGCGAGCGCCGCCCTGCTGCTCAAGTTCGCGCCAGCGGCGAATCACCTTGAGGCGCATCGCAGCGCTGTAGCCGGTCAACAAGCAGTCGGTGTGATCGCGGTCGAGCAAGTACTGGACTTGCTCCCGGTTGCGACCATCCAGATAGATGTCCTCAAAACTGAGTACATCTACTTTCAGGTCTTTAAGCATTGTCACAATGTCGCGCTTCACGTTGTCGTGGCGCTTGCCGGTGACATTTGCGATTTCGCGAGAGGACATAGTGGTGCGCGACACGTTTTGCGAATTATGAAAACGTGTCGCGACATGGTTCGGGGTATTGCTTGAATTGGGCTGGCTCTGCATAATCGGCCTCACAAAGTGTTATCGAATCAGCCGACCTCGTACGTCGGCTTTTTTGTGTCTGAAATTCAGGCGACCTTTACCGACGCATCCATCACGTCCAGGCTCTGGCGAACATGGTTGATTTCTTGGCGGATCAGGGACTTCTCGAAAGTGCTGACATGGTTATCGTCGAGCGCTTGGTGAACAGCGATGGTCAGATCGGCCACTTCCTTACCGACACTGATCAGGGATTTAGTAAGCGCTTGGGGCTGGGGAGCGGACTTAGCGACCAAGTCGAAACCGAATTCATTCGCCAGCGCCACTAATGGGCGCATGTCGCCGGTGTGCAGCAAGATCCCGAACAAATGCTCCACGGTCAGGTGGTGAGCATCGTTGTCCGGGTTGGCGCGCTGAAGCAGACCGACGTGCGGAATGCCCATTTTTGTTGCCAGCGCTTTTGCCTCGTTATCCAGAACAGCGCTCTGGCAGGCCCGCAGAAAATCTTCCATTCGTAAAACCTCGGTACTGTTTCCGTGGTGGCGATACGCCAACAAGTCGATAATTCGTTCATCAACTGATCAGGGATGAATCCATGACCGCCTTTTCTTCCAGTCCCGAACCAGGGACCGGCGCCAATCTTGAAATGCGTTACCGGCCTGCCCTTCTATCCCGGCAGTCCCTAATTAGGGCGGTGAATCAACGCTTGGGGGTGAAGGCGACCACGTTGTTGCTATCGGGCGGGACACCGTCGCAGATCGCTTTCTTGAGTCCTGGTATGGCCAGTCGCAAAAGCTCAGTGGCCAAGGCGTCCGGGGTGATTCCGATCTCCGACGCCCATCGCGCCAGTTCTTCTGTTGCGCCCTTCCTGAGTTCAACTACTGCACTGGGCATGAGTCCCCCTTTTCGGCCTTGTCAGGCGCGTCTTTTCTCCAGTTCAAACGGCAGCTCTCCGAGCGTCCGCCTGACCTCAAGCGCGGCCTCGATGATTTCTCGGCTAAGCACGCTGTGTTGCAGCTTCATGTCGCGGGCTACGTCCTTCAGCTCCTGGAAGACTTCGTCATCGAGGCGCACCTTCACTTGGTGCTCGTGCCGATGCGTTTTATCGTCGTAGGCCATAGGTTCACTTCCGCTTTCGGTGTGACTGGACTGGGTTAGGCGGCGGACTGTTTGTTGTGATGCGCAGGAAATGGCTTCAATTCCTGAGCCTCAATCGAGCCATCAGCACGCTCGGTTACATAAACCTCGCGATCCGCCCTCAAGGCCTTGCTGATTCCGCCTTGACTCATGCGAAGTGCTGCTGCGGCTTTGATCTGCCCAACCTTCGCGACAAATTCTTTCAGTGGTGTGCGTTGCATACGGGTTCTCCTGCGCGGTGCATGCGCAAGTATTACCTGCGGTCTTTATTAAGTAAATATCGGCGGTCTTAGCGTGTTAATACCTGAAGTAATACAGTCAGCGCATGAATAAACCGACCAAAAAACGCTCGCTCAGCGACATCGAAAAGGCTGAGTGCGAAGCGCTAAATGCCATTTACAAGGCAAAGAAGAAGGCCCTGGGGATCAGCCAGGAAAAAATCGCGATCGAGGGGCTGAAGGCGAATAGCCAAAGCGCGGCCAGCCATTATTTGACTGGACGAAATGCTCTTAATATTGAGGCGGCGGCAGTTTTTGCCCGTTACCTTCAGGTTCCGGTTTCAGACTTCAGTGAGCGCCTGGCGAAGGAAATCAGAGGGATTTCAGACTCGTCCGAATCCAACGTGGGCGAAGCCCGCCAGCCTGTCGAATCGTACCGTTATCCAGTAATCAGCTGGGTCGCTGCCGGCGCTTGGGCAGAGGCCGTGGAGCCCTACCCGGCTGGTTTCTCTGATCGCTACGAGTTTTCCGAGTACGACTCCAAGGGGGCCGCGTTCTGGCTTGAGGTCAAGGGCGACTCGATGACCTCGCCTGTCGGCCAAAGCATTACGGAAGGCACGCTGATTCTGGTGGATACCGAGGCAGAAGCAGCGCCTGGGAAGCTGGTGATCGCCAAGCTGCCAGACAGCAATGAGGCGACATTCAAGAAGCTCGTCAATGATGGTGGGAAGCTATTCCTGAAGCCGCTGAATCCTGCCTGGCGGATCGAGCCGTTCAATGAGGACTGTCGGATCGTTGGTGTTGTGGTTCGTGCGTTGCAGAAGTTTTAGGGCTATGGCCCAGCAACAGATCGCGATCATCGGACACGTGTTCTGGTGAGCGATGTATTCGCTGAATCGCGATCGATTGCGTTTTGTGGAAGCAACACACATCGCACGGATCAGAAAAAAGGATACTGGAGCAGGGAGATGCGATTTGCCTTTACCACCACTCGATGACCGTGGTTTTTTGCCTGCTGGTTGCCACTCTGCGACTTGGGACGAGGTCAAGCAGATGTTCTGCGTCAGCGGGCATAGAAGAAGCCTAATGCGCAATTTTCAGCGTTTTGTTGAAGCGGAACTGCGCGTTGCGGGGAATGGTCTTCCATTGATCATCGCCGGCAGCTTTTTATCTGATAAGGTAACCCCAGGTGATATTGAGTCATCCATCTACCTTCCAAACGACCAGATCTCGCATCGAGCAGGCCTTTGCACGATAGGCTCTAAGGTCGAACACATTCGTATCAAGAAGGAGTATGGAGCAGATTTCTATGTCACCTTTGATCTGGCAGGGCAGCCAAATTTTTACGATTTCTTTCAGTATGTCGGACCCAAATCAGCTAGCAAAAAGGGTCTAAACGAGAAGGATCGCCGAGGAATCATTGAGGTGACACCATGGTGACGTGGGTAGAGCAAGTTCATAAACGAGCATCGGCATTTCAGAATCAAATAGCGGCTGCAAGAATGTCCGAGGTTTCCAGCGGAGTGAATCTCTCAGGCATGATTGAGCTATTCCAATACAAGCTCGAAGAGCTGTATCTGGAAGAAATGCCCCTTGCTCAGATTAGAGATAGCTCTGACCTTGTCTTCCACGCTGAAGGGCCGTCGACAGCCACAAATACACCAGGCCTGCACGCATTTAATTGGCTTTGCACCTCCGCCGAAAAACAAATCAAGCTGCTAGCAAAAGCGATCTTCAATCTATCCGATATGGATGCTAAGCGCCTTTCCAAAAATCTAGACTTAAGATTTTCAGGGTTTGCTCCGGGAAGTATCTACGCTGGTTTCTTCGTGTCGCCTCTTCCCTCTGTTATGGGAAGCACTGAGCCTGAAGCAATCTATAGTGCGCTCAAATTTGCAATCCGACAGCTACCAACAATTCCGGATTTTATCGAAGACGAAACACTGAATTACGGTATCGCTGAGTTAATTCCAGATCCTGCTATGCGTGATGCCAGCTTGGAGGCTATCTTCAGATTGTCTCCAACCGGAAAGGCTGGCATACACACATTGGATATCTCCTCTCCCGACGCTGGGCAAGGAGAGCTCACAACCCGCGAGAGGGTTGTGTTGCGGGAAGCATTACGCAAACCAATCACTCTTAAAAAGCGGCAAGGATCGTTCGTGGGTGAGGTGCGAGAGGTTGACCTTGACTCTGGTCGATTCCACTTGAGAAATATCAAAGGTATAGGAACTCTCCGATGCGTAATGCCAGGGGTTTCGAGTGAGCTTGGACAAAAGATTCTCGGGAATCTGATCTCCGTTTCTGGCGATTACGAGTGTGATGATTCGGGAAGACCAAGACTTATGTTTGCGTCCGACATAAAGCATGTCAAAGAGATAACTGATCAGCATTCAATCACGATTTCTAACGATTGAAAGAAGCCCGGCCCAGCGCCGGGCTTTTCATTCCCGCCTGCCCTGCTACGCTCTCCATTCCCTCGAACGGAGTCGAAACCATGCCCGCCAACGAATACTCTCTCCCTGACGTCCTCGAACGCATGTGCGAAAACCAGCTCGCCTTGGAGGCAGCCATTATGGAGCTGACGTTGCTGGTTGAGAGCCAAGGCGCGATCGAGATCGGCGGTAACGTCCGCGGCGCTCTGGATACGATCCGCGAGAACACCGGGCATATCAAACAGGGCTTAGCCAGACTGAAGACTCAACGATCGGACTGATCGAGGCGACTTCCTCCCGATATGCGCAACAGAGTATGGGCCCGCCAAGCGCGGGCTTTTTTGTGCCCGGAGAAAATGCGCCCCCTCCCCCCGTACCAGATAGAACATGTCTCTTGCCAAAATATGACAGGAACAATACTGTATATACATACAGCTTTAGCAAGGAGCTTTCCTATGTCAGAAATAGCGTCCCCCGTATCACAAGCCAGAGAGTCATATGAATTGGTTGGTCGGCGCATCCAGCGCCTGATTGCCGCACCCAACGTACAAAAGGTCCAGGCCATCACCGTCACCAGGCTTGAAGCCGAACCCGCTGAAGCATGGCAGCAAGTCCTTCAGGAGATTGAAGAGACCAGCGGTGTAAGCCTGGAGCGCCTTGAGAGCGGCGCGGTAAGGATCGGGTGGCGAGAGTACTGCGAAGCCTGAAATGAGCCCGCCGCTGAGCGGGCTTTTTATTACCTGCGAATTATTTTATTACCTGCGGTCTTGACTAATAATATTATCGCCAGTAATGTTTATTCCATCGCAACCCAGTCCCCACATCGGGACCGCCAGCGAAGGGCCTCAAGAGACCCGCCGCTCTTTAACAGTCAGCGCAACAAACGAAACACAACAGACCGCATTGCCTCTACCGGCGACCGGCGAGCAGACAGGCCCGAAAGCCTGCCCACGACAGGAACAACCTGGACGGCTGCTCGATGGTGAAACGTCTTAACCGTGTGAATGACCCGGCAAGCAATGCGCCCCGCGAATCCCAGCGGCAGAAGGGAGAGACAACGAATTGAATTAGCACTCCGAGCCTCGGCTACGAGGAGCGCTGGACCTCATGCACCCTGCCCCCATCAGTCGGGCATTCAGAGCTGTAGCGTGCATGTTGTAAGGACCTGTGATCCATGGCGAACAGATGCTGTTTGACGCCGCGGGGAGGAAGCTCGACGCCCACCAAACGATAGCCAGTCCTGCAATCAGCAGCGGGTAACCGGCGCACATCGCTGACGCAACAATCCCGGCCTGTCGCCAGTAGCGAGGCCGGGCACATTCGATTCAAGCCAGTGACCGACGCCAGTAGCGGGTCACGGCGGAAAGTTTCACTGATGCACCTGGTGACGGGCGCATTGGGAAAACAACCGACAAGCACGGAGTACCAAATGAGCGAGCAAACCCTTCAAACGCTGCTGGTTGAGCGAGTCACTGCATTTGCTGTGGGTGACCAGCCGGCAGCAATCATCGATGAGCATGTGAAGATCATGTTCACCAAAGTCATCGACAACTGCTTTGGTCGTTACGGCGACATGGGCAAGCAGGTTGAGGAGTCCATCAAGGCGGCGCTACCAGCCAACCTGGCTACGGTTTTCGAGTTGACGCGCTACAACGACATGATCGCCAAAGCGTTGAAGGAAAAGTGGGAAACCAGCGGCGTAGAGGCCGACATGGTGCGGCGCGCTCAGGAAGCCATCGACGACGTTCTCACCAAGGACCAGATGCCCGAGGTAGTCAGTCTGCAAGACCTTCTCGAAGCCTTCGTCGACGACCATAAGGAAAGCGCCGCAGAAGAACGCTGGGAACGACCGGACATACGCTTTCAAGAATCGGAATACGGCGGCCTGCACATCTACTTCGACAAAAAGCCAAAAGAAGAATCGCCCTACAGCAGCCGCGAACGCAGCGAATACAACCTGGATAACGCGATTCACATCTCGTTTGATAAGCGCGGCAAAGATCGTGACGAACAAGGCCGGCAGGTTGGCACCGTCTACGCCGCCCGCATCGACAACGAAAAGATCGGCCAAACCCTGCGCTTCAGATCGAAGTTCGAGAAGTTGCTTGCCGCTCTCTACTTCGGCGCCTCCAAGATACTGGTGGATTGCGAAGAAGACGATTTCAGCTACGGCATTTACGACTGACAGCATCACCTCTGTCCATTCACCGAGTGGGCAGACGGATGCGGACGAAACTGCGGCCTATAACCGCCCACCTGCATCAACCCAGGGAATCAACACGGCGGTGGAAGTTCGCGCCGGAGACGTAACCGGCAAGCTTTGGCTTCAAGATAACGGAGTTCTGTCCGTGACCACGTTCCTGCTTCCACATTTGCACACAGGGATTATCGCTTCGGAGCGTTTACGATAAAGCTCGTAGTCGTTTGCAGGGACGGTGTTAAAGCCTTCCCAGCGTTCCTCTGTTCTACCCCATTCATCTGAACGCCAGATCTGTACACCTTCATGCCCACAATCGCTGCAGGTCGCTTTGTACCTGCGCTCATCCCAGCTCATTTTGACCTCGATTTCACCGAAGGACTCGCTGAAATATAGCAGCGATACATCCCTCCCCTCCGACACCACCCGCATGCACTCCCCTCCGCGCCCAACGGCAACCAGCGGAACGGATGAGTGCAGCCGAGTTTTGTTGGATCAACACCCGCCACTTTGGAGGCGACCATGTCAGCACTACGCAAGGCTCAGATTCAATACGACAACCTTCTGCCGCCTCCGGTGAGCGAAGACGACCTGGCGGAGATTCAATGGCTGGAAGCGAACGCTGAAAACCTGATGCGAGGCTTCGTCGTCAGCTGGGGTATCCGCGCAGATCGCGGTGAAGTGACCCAAGCCGAGCTTTACAAGGCTGTTCAGGACCATGTGAACCAGCGCCAGATCGACGGCGAAGACAAGAAAGATGCTCTCGGCCAGCTGGTGATCGCCGCCCTGGGTTACAGCACATCCAGCCTGATGATGGACATGGCCATCTACCTGCTCGGCTCCAAGTCGGCGCTGAAGGATATCGCGCTTGAGCTACTGAAGCCTCACGCGGCCAAGGCCGTTGCGCTTCAGGAGGAGCAGGACCGCCTTGAGCGGAGGTGCGGATTTTGAGCCCGCACATCCTGATCGATCAGGCCCTTGAGGGCGTGTCCGCACCATCCGACCAAGAAGACATCAGCTTGTTGGTCCAGGAGCTGATAACGCGCCTCTTCACCGACGGCGCAATCACCATCGACGAGTTCAACCACTACTGCAAGCGGCTGCGAAACATTTGCCAGCAGCGCAAGGAGGCATGATGACTACCTCACCAGTCAAAACGCTGATCGACGAACAGCTCGAGGACATCAGCGCCCACAACTTGCGCGAGGCTTACGGCCTGGCCGAACGCCGCGGCTTCTTCGGTGCGCCAGTCGAGCAGTACGCTGAGCCAAGCTATGGCGGTCGTGTCCTGCAGGTACTGCGTTACAGAGTTGCTCAGCTGGAGCGTAAAGAATGAGTGGCCACGGCGCACATTTGCGCGGCCAGAACCTGGCCAAACGCTGCGCCAAGCTTCGACGGGAGGGCCTGCCGCTGACAGAGGTTGCCCAGATCGCCGGCGTCACTCGCGAGCAGGTCGCCGCCAAGATCAAGCTGGGCGAGAGGCTTCTGTCGCTGGAGGAACATCAGTGAATACGCGCCAGCGATACCGCCGCATCTTCTTCTGGAGAAGCTCGTTTACCGCCCTCACCGCCTGCAATGCAGCGTTGCTTATCGCTGCTTTCGCTGGCCGCTTCACTCAATAACTCACACCTTCAACGCTGCGTGCATCGCGGCAAGGAACACTCATGTCCACGAATATGCGGATCTGGGATCTGGTCGATACCACCGATCCAAGCGCCACCAAGAATTTCACCGGCATGGGCGGCTTCAAAGGCACCGCCATCAAGCCGACTTACCTGATGCGCAAGGCTACTGAGATATTCGGGCCGTGCGGTGAAGGCTGGGGCTGGACTGTCCTTGAAGAGCGCTTCGACGAGGGTGCACCGCTCCAGGCCCCCACCAAGGAATGGCCCGGAGCTCCACTCATTAACGCCAAGCTGCACACAGTGAAGATTGAGCTTTGGTATCTGGGCAAAGAGGGCCAGAAATGCACTGTTCAGCACTACGGTCACACGCCGTTCGTATTGCTGCAGCAAGGCAAGATCATTACCGACTGGGAAGCAGCGAAAAAGTCGCTCACGGATGCCATCGGCAAGTGCCTTCAACCTCTCGGGTTCGCAGCAGACATCCACATGGGCATGTTCGACGATGCAGCGTATGTCGAGACCGTTCGCGATGAAGTGGCGATCGCCAAGGCAGAAGACAAGCAGCAAGAGATCGAGCGCCAGCAGCAAGAGCGCCTGGAATTCATCAGGTCGGTTATCGACACCATGGCCGGCGCCCAGTCTGCCCAAGAACTCAAGAAGATCCACGACACCGCTGTGCGCAAGCTGACTCTCCGCAAAGACACCAAAGGCGCCGAGCGCATTTCGCTGGAGTGGAAACGCATTACTGACGCCGCCGAACGGGAGAACGCAGCATGACCCAGCTCTACAAGCTCACCGGCCAGATGGCCGAACTTCAAGCCATGGCCGACACCGACGACGAGGGCCTGAAAGAGGCCCTGCAAGACACCATGGACGCGATCCAGGGTGAGTTCGAAGTGAAGGCCGATAACATCGTCATGCTGCGCCGAAACATCGAAAGCGATATCGATGCCATCGACAAAGAGGTCGAGCGGCTCAACGAGCTGAAACGTGTGAAGAAGAATAGCGTCAGCCAAATCAGCGACTACCTGCGCCGTAACATGGAGGCCGCCGACATCAAGTCGATCAAGCGCCCACTGTTCACCATCACCCTGGCTCTGGCACCGGAAAAAGTAATCGTCGACAAAGAGGACGAGATCCCCGACGACTTCATCGAAACGAAGACCGTGTTCTCGCCGGACAAAAAGACGATTGCGGCGAAGCTCAAAGAAATCCGCGATCACAACGCCGCGGTACGCAAACGCATTGAAGCCGGCGAAGACGCCGAGGCCGAACTGTTGGAGGAGCCTGTTTGGGCTCACCTGGAGCGCGGCGAGAGCTCAATCCGGATCAAATGAGGCAGCCATGATCAGCAACCACCTAAATCTGGTCGAACAGCACCGGCCACAGGCCGAAGCGATATCTGATCAGGTCGCCCAGTATCTGGCTGCCGGCGGGCAGATCGCCCAACTGAGAAGCCCGCCGCGCAATCCACTGCCGCCGCCCCGCTCACAGAAAATAGACCCTGAAACGGTACCCAAGCGGCGCCCCAAGCCGCTGTCTCTGGCCGAGCGCAGGGCTCTTCGCAAGATGGCGGACTCACTATGAGCAAGCGCAAACCGCACAACATCAAGGCGCGAATCGATCGGTCGTGCCGGTCCCTGGTGCGAACCAACCACGTCGCGGTGGTCAACATCGACCCGAGCGGCCGGCAGGGGATGATCAATTACAAGTCGCTCAAGAACATCGCTCCCGGGAAAATTGGTCAGGCTGTGTGCGAGATTGCCCACCACTGGACGATCTTCCTCAGTGCGCTGTGCATTGATCACGCCGGCAATCGTTACCTGAAGTCGGTGGAGATCGCACCGGACGGCATGTACCTCTCCGACCACCTTGAAGAAGTGATCGAGCATTGCTACCGGGACATCCGCGACAGCGCGAACCCGCAGCACCTGGTTGCATCGGGCTGGATCGCGATTCCCGAAGCGGTGTCGCTCGACGAAGCCCACGCCTATCGCATCTTCGAAGCTGTCGGTGCGTGGAATCAGGTGAAGGTAGCAGCGTGAGACGTTTCCGCACCCAACAACGCAAACGACAAACCTGGCTGGCATTACCGGCCAGTGGAATTGAAGAGGCAGGGCATGGCCAAGAGTGGAAAGGAACGATCGGCCAAAGCTGCCGAGAAACGAATCCAGTACGACGAGAAGGAATTGCGGCATCGGGTCAGGCTGGGCACCCGGCAGAAGCTTGATGAGCTGATGGCCTGGAATGGTGTCACGGAAATCAACGAAGCGGTGCAGAACCTGATTCTGAACGCTCATGCGCTCGGACCGACTCTCTCCTATCAAGTGATGGAAAGTCCGCGCCACAAGGTGCAGATAAGCGAAAACGTGGCGCGGATGTTTCGGGATGAGAGTTTGCGCGAGCTACGCAAAGACCCGGGCGACGAGAGCTTCGCACCCGTTTGAATTTTGGGTGGTTACTTATCTTTTTTGGGCGGCTGTACTTTAGGCATTGGCAAAGTATTTTGTACCGGCGGTAGACCTCTGTCATTTGCTTGGGTTGGGCCCGATGGCCGCTTGTGACCGGTAGACGGTTTGTTATCGCTCATCTTGAAGCTCCTGATAATGGCTTTTGAAATATTTCCGCATTTGATCTTCTGCTTTGGCCATCAGCTTTTCATTTTCTGGAAAAACCATTCCTGAAAAAGCTGACTTCATTACAGCAGACTTTTTCTTCCGTATCGCAAAACGTTTGTCATTGATTTCACGCTCAGTCAGATTTCCTTGGGCTACATCAAACCAGCCTTTTTCAGCATCATCAGCTAAAAGAGAGAGCTCTACTCCTGCGGTAGCCAGCGGCTTTATTCGCGCCTTAAAAGGGAGGAACTTATAAACCACCGATATAACCTGGGTGATCATAATAAAAAACGCCCAAACAAAAGCGTAATCCTTCCAGATCACCCACCCACCTATGCTCGCCGACGATGCAATAGCCAGAATGATGCTGATCCATCGTTCAACAGACTCAGATCCCAGCTGATACAGCTCCAGGTAGTAGACGTGCGCCTTAAGGTTCTGTAACTCAACCCAATACTGTTGTTGGTACATCGGGAGCCCTTCTTCGATTCGATCCCGACTATATCAAAATGCCATCCGTTGTCGATGGAGCAATATCTCCCCCTCCAATTCCACTGTCGCATCCGGTCACGGAGGGCGGCGCCTACCCGAGGTAACCGCAATGCCTGTTCTCCACAGCGTGATTCATAAGATCGACAAGAAGCCCGACGGCAGCCCGACTGCTCTGTTCCTCGGCGGCGCCGAGCAGGTCAAGAGTCAGGCCCGCGACGATCTTGTCCAGCAGTTCAACGAGAGCTACAACGCCACCGCCGGTAAGGCCTGGGGCTTATTTCATCATGAGTCAGGCGCTCACCCACTCAGTGGATGGCTCGCCAAATACCTGGCAGGTGGCTCTGATTTCCTCGAGTTCAGCACCATTGCCGTCGAGCACCTGACCAAGCTGATGGAAGAATCGAACCTGACCACTGGCGGGCATGCCCTCTTCTGCCACTACCAGCAAGGCCTGACCGATTACCTGATCATTGCCTTGGTGCAGGAAACCGAAGCGGTGACCATGACCGAGGAGCTGCACCTGATGACGGTCAAGCGTCTGGACCTGGACCATATCCGCCTGGCCACGCGCATCAACCTCAGTGAGTGGAAGAACAACCCACAGTCGCGCCAGTACATCTCGTATCTCAAGGGCAAGCAGGGTCGCAAGGTCAGCGAGTATTTCCGCGACTTCATCGGTTGCCAAGAAGGGATCGATGGGCCGGGTGAAACCCGCACCTTGCTCAAGGCGTTCAGTGACTTCGTTGAAAGCGAGGATCTGGGCGAAGAGTCCGCCCGCGAGAAGACCCAGACCCTCGTCAGCTACTCCATGGCCCAAGCCAAGATGGGCGAGCCAATCACCCTCAACGAGCTATCAGAGCTGATCGATGAGGACCATCCAAAGGCTTTCGCGGACTTCATCAAGGCCACCGACTATGGACTTTCCGACACCCTGCCGCCGGACAAGAAGACCCTCAACAAATTCCGGCGTTTTACTGGCCGCGCCGAGGGCCTGTCGATCAGCTTCGAGCAGCATCTGCTCGGATCGAAGATCGAATTCGACGAAGCCGGTGGCACGCTGACTCTACGCGGTTTGCCGACCCAACTTACCGAGCAGCTCAAGCGCGCGGCAGCCTGAACAATCTGCAAGCCGCCCCGATCGGATGGCGGCACCTGACTGGAATATCACCATGAGCCACAACTGCGCATACGTCCGGCAGCACTATCAGGTGCCCGCCGAAATCGGCCGCCGCGTCATCGCCTACGGAAAGCCTGGCGTTATCCTGGCTGATCGCGGTCATTACATCGGCGTGGTACTGGATGAGGACCCCAAGAAGCGGATCAGCAACTATCACCCGACCCACGAAATGCAATATGGCGAGATGGCAAAGACCCTGCCTCTAAAAGAATGGCAGGTGATGACCGCGAAGTGCTACGACTGGTTCGACGTAGTGCACGATATCGGAGATGCCAGACGCTACGTTGAGCGCGTCTGGGCGGCGACCAGAAGCCAGGCAAAGTATCAAGCATTCAAGCGCCTGGAAGATTGTTTCGATAGCGGCAAGGCCATGTGCTTTTTCAAGGTTCGGCGCACCTGAGCGCGCTGAACTATTGCGTTGATTGTTTCAGTAGGAAGGAAATAACTGCAACCGTCACACCCGCCAAAAGACTGAAACCTGCGGAGATCAGAATCTTTTTGTTGTCTGACCTTTTCGTCTCGAAGTATTCGATTCCTTTGGGGCCTATGAAGAAATACACGTCTTCACTTTCTGCACCACGAATCACTGTAGCTGTTTTGTAATGCTGCCTGCCCGGGCCTTGGGAATAGCACTGAAACGTGTGGGTCAACATGGTGTCAGCAAAATCAACTGACGGATCAGGTGCTGCGCCGGTGTAGCCGATGTGTCCTGAGTTTATAAGGGCGACAAGCGGATAGAAGTCCCGGTGATCACCGTGTGAGCGCTCAATGCTGCTGATCACATCCAGCGCATGAACCGAGTTCGATTTATAGATTCGTTTTAGCACGTCGCGATATGTGCTCTTCATCTTTCCTCCGTTTCCGGCCCCATGCCAGGCCGAACACAAATACCCCACTTCAACGAATCACGCCAGCCGGCGAGGCAGGCGTTTGCCTGGAGGTAACCAATGAGCATTCCTGCAAATGCTTTGAGCGACGAAGAGTGCCTGCACTACGCCGCTCTTGATCCGGCGGCCGCCGCCGAACTGACCCGACGCTTCACCTCGCAGAGCATCGACCCGAGCGCCGAGCGTGAAGAGCTGCGTGAAGACATCCGCCGCCTCGAAAGCCAGGCGAGCGATGACGAAGACGAACTCGAAAATCTTCGCGATGGTGCCGCTGAGGCCTGCCAGTGGATCAAGCGAGCAATGGACCCAGACGATCGGGAGCTTTCACTTAACGAGCTGCTGCAAAAAAGCGCTCGACTGCCTGGAGTGATGCCATGAGCACCTTTGCCGTATTCGGAATGAGTGAGAACTGGGCTCGCGAAGAGGCCAAAGAGCACACCAACACCTACAAGATGGAAAACGGAAAGATGGTTGAGCGGACCATCGCTGAGTGGGAGCTGGCAGTTGAGGTCGAGGTGGCAAGGATCATGGCCGGCAAGAAATGCGTCCGCCTGTCTCCGATGTTCGACGCCCCCCCAGTACGCGCAGCAGTTCATGGAGATGGCCAGGGTCAGCATCGTTTGTCGCGACTTGAAGATTCGCACGAAGGCGGTGCTGGTCGACGCCAAGAGCAAGCCGATCTTGAATGCCAAAACCGGCGCGCCAAAGGTCGGGTTCGCTGACTGGGTTCCAGCAAAGTCTCACGCTGCCTGACACCCGACACCTCTCAATCACTAACTTTCGAATCATGCCAGCCGGCGAGGATCCTTTATGTCTGCACAACAGATGTTTCCCCAGTTCATCCATGGTCAGCCAACCATGGGCCTGCCGTTCGAAAAGGAACTGGTGGTGGACCTGTTCGCCGGCGGCGGTGGCGCCAGCACCGGTATTGCCCGGGCGTATCGGGAACCGGACGTAGCGGTAAACCACAACCCAATCGCCCTGGCCGTGCACCGCGCCAACCACCCACAGACAGAGCACTATGTCGCCGACGTGTACGAAGTGTGCCCTCGCAAAGCAACCGGCGGCCAGCCAGTGGCGATTATCTGGGCATCCCCTGATTGCCGGCATCACAGCAAAGCTAAGGGTGGCGCGCCGCGTGACCGAGGCGTTCGCGGGCTGGCATGGGTGGTGATCCGCTGGCTGTTCATCACAAAATCACGGCTGCTCTTCCTCGAGAACGTTGAGGAGTTCTGCGACTGGGGACCGATCGACGATGAAGGCCAACCGATCAAGGCCGAACGCGGGCGCACCTTCAAGGCGTTCATTGCTGCTATCAGCGTCGGGCTGCCCGCCGATCACCCGGATATGCTGGAGATCATGGGCGCCATCGGCGAGTTCGTTCCGATGGAAGCGCTGGTGCGCGGCCTGGGCTACGACGTCGAATGGCGCGAACGCATCGCGGCGAACGCTGGCACCCCAACTATCCGCAAGCGCCTGTACCTGGTGGCACGAAGTGACGGCAAGCCGATCGTTTGGCCAGCGCCGAAGCGCCACAAGGTGCCGACCGCCAAACAGCAGCCATGGCGAACCGCTGCTGAGTGCATCGACTGGAGCAATCTTGGCCGCACCATCTTCCGCGAGAAGCCTATGGCTGAGAACACTATGCGCCGCGTTGCCAAAGGCTGCTGGCGTCATGTGCTGACCAGCGCCAAGCCGTTCATTGTCCCGATGCGGGGCACCTCGGAATCACACACCAGCACCCACGGCACGGACGAAGCGTTGTCGACCATCAGCGCCGGCGGCACTCACCACGCCCTGGTGCAGCCAGTCGTCGCGCCATTCCTCACCGAGTGCGCCAACGGCTCTGCACAACGCAACTTCGATGCGCAGGAACCACTGCGTACTCAGGTCGCCCAGGTCAAAGGCGGCCACTTCGCCATGGCTGCTTGCCATCTGACCCACCTTACTCACCACGGTGAGCGAAGCGGTTACTCGCCTAATGACCCCTTCCGCACGGTCACTGGCGCCAACCGCGGCGAGCAAGCGCTTGTCTCGGCGAACATGGTCACCCTTCGGAAAGGGTCAGTTGGGGCAGACGTTGCCAGCCCGCTTGGCGTGGTCGCTACCAGCACCGGGCACCATGCGGTATCGGCGGCGTTCTTTGAACAGGCGAACGGTGGGTTCTACGACGGTGATGGCCGCGCCGCCGACTCGCCGCTCTCGACCATCTGCCAGTCCGGCGCCAATCAGCGGCTGGTCAACGCCTACCTGGTGAAGTACTACGGCAACGAGAAGGACGGGATATCTCTGGCCGAGCCGATGCACACGCTACCCACGAAAGACCGGGTAGCACTGGTTGAGGTCGTTCAGGTGCCGAACACACTGACGCCTGAGCAGATGGAAGGCTCCCGCCGTTGTGCGGCATTCATGCATGAATACCTGCCGGAGCATTTCAAAGATCCGGCTGAAATGGTGATGGTCGGTGGCTATGTGCTGGTGGACATCACCCTGCGCATGCTGCAGCCACCAGAACTGAAAGCAGCCCAGGGATTCGACAAGGACTACATCATCGACCGCGGGCTGTTCGTCGACCCAGTGACCGGCGCCGAAGAGTGGCGCGACATCAACAAGACTGATCAGGTGCGGCTGATCGGCAACAGCGTCTGTCCAGACGAGGCCGAGGCGCTGGTCGCGGCCAACGCCGCCGACATCATCGAGCTTTACCAGCGCCTTGCGGCCTGACTCACGCAAACCATATCTGCCATGGCGCCGTGTTGAGCCATTCGATCAAGCGGTACATTTGATTGATCGCCTGATCGATCAGCACCTGCCGGACGAGTTCTTCAGCGATGTGTCTCATTGGGTAGCCCTCAGTTAATCGGTAGGGGTGGGCAAGAAGCTTCTCTTACCAATACATCCGGCTTCAAAGTGCCGGCCCGCCTCTCGACTCATCTTTGGCTTTTCCAATCTCCTCAAATAACCGCCCGGGCATGACCCGGCATAGGACGCCCCATGCCCACAGAAAACAAACCGGCCGAGCCGCTGCTGGTTGAGCGCTCGACTGTCACGAAGCTGGTGATCACTGGCGAACCACGGCTCGATCCGATCACCGTGTTCCTTGAGGGCTTGGCCCCATGCCGTGGCAAAATCACCGTCAGTTGCTGGGGCAAGAGCTGGACGGCTTATTGGGGTGGAATGTGGGACGGCCACACCGTCGCGCAGTTCTTCTGCGAGCTCAACACCAGCTACATCATCGGTTACTTCGACCAATCGCTGAGATCGCGGCAATTCAGCGGTGAAGCCCTGGCAAACGAAGCGCAGCGCCTGGTGCTGAAAGAACGGCGCCGGTTTTTTTATGGATCAGATGAGGCGCGCGAACTATTCGACGCGGCTGAAGATCTTCGTGACTCACCATCAATTGATCATCTCCACGGCGCGCACAGCGAACTGATGACCAGGCTGTTCGGCGACGAGTGGTGGCACATGACGAATGATACAACCGAGCCAAACCCCGATTACGCCTATCTCGAACGCATTATCCATGCGGTGCAGCAGGCGTTGCGCCAAGAACAGCCGCAGCAGACGGTAGTGAATGCCCATGATCTGGTATCGATGGAGATTGCAGGATGATCAGCCCTGCTTTTGTTTCCAATAGTCCATTCGCTTGACCGGGTCAGAAACAGTTTCGCCACATTGGTCAGCGTATTTGTTCAGCAGAATGGAAAAGTTCGAGACGTCATTATCCAAATCTTTCAACATCGACTTAATCGCCATTTCGGTTCTGGCGCGAGTCAGCTTCGCACTGGTAAGAGCTTTGGAGTAATCCAGCGCAGTATCTGCGGCTTTGTTACTTCGCTCAGCTAGTTCAGGGTTCTGAGACTCGAGAATTTTCGCTGAGACCACGTAAAACCCGGCGCACTCAGCAAGCTCGTGCGCAAGATTGTTTAATGCTCGATCAGGCTCATACGCAAACGCCGCACTCATCGACAGCGTTAGCACAAACGGAAAATATTTAACCACGGCTAGGCATCCTTTTGCTCGCGGCGTGCGGCATTTAGGCATCAGTAAAGCACAGCTACTCCCTCCCCCTTCTAAGTCAGCCGCTATAGCGGCAAAGGAACAGTCATGCCTGAAGAAACTGTTTTGATTGATTCGCTTCCGGTCCATCGCGATGCGGACGGCTGGTGGTCGCACCCTGACTACCTCTCGGAATTCGACGACGAAATTACCGAAGAGCAGTTCAATGACTGGTGCAAGCGCCACCAGGTGGAAACGAAGATCACCTACATGGAGAGCGACGTCGACGCCGATGTGTTCGATGCCTACATGAACGACGGCCAGGTCGATTGCTCTGCGTGGGAGATTCAACAACCAACTGAGCCGGGCTGGTTCATCCTGTCGATTAACGACGCCGAGGACGGCCCTGTATGCGTCTGGGGCCGGCAGGTGAAACCATGACCAAAAAATTGCACCTGACGATCAGCTCAGGATCCGACCAGAACGGAGAGTGGCATTCGGCATCTGCCTGTCATTTGGACGAGAATTCGGATGCAGACTGGAACGGAACCCGCCAGCGCGATCAGGTCACCTGCAAGCGCTGCCTCACCCAGATGGCCAAACCGAAAGCAGCCTCGACCATCGGCCTCCACAAGGAACGCCCTATGTTGTTCAGTGGACCAATGGTTCGCGCCATCCTTGAAGGCCGAAAAACGGTAACCCGACGCCCCCTCAAGGGGCACCATATCCCGCACCAAATCAGCTCCGAAGACGAAGAGCACAGATGGATGGCGACCGTTCAAAACCATCCTCGGTGGGGGTTTGGCGCTTTCGGAGCAACCGAGGCTGAGTGCGTCGCCGAACTGGCGATGTACGGTGGATGCCCATACGGCAACCGTGGCGACCGGCTGTGGGTGCGCGAGACCTGCTTCATCAATGATTACCGCGATGTCGGCGTTCCAGAAGACGAGCGCACCGATTGCGAGGTCATTTATCGGGCCGACGGGGTGCCGAACTGGGAAGGCGAAGAGGAACTGATTCGGTGGCGGCCCAGCATTCACATGCCACGCTGGGCTTCCCGCATCCTTCTGGAAATCACCGACGTCCGCGCCGAGCGGTTGCAGGACATCAGCGACGAGCAGGCCGAGGCCGAGGGCTGCTTCTTCACTGACTATGGGCGCAACTGCTTCCACGATGGCGGTCGGGTAAAGGACGTAGGTGACTGCCCAGCGCCGGATGCGAGCCATCCACAGCGCAACGGATGGGCGTGGGACAAGACCACCACCCATGAGCAGTGTCTTGGCGCGCCGCGCTGGGCGTTCGCCAATCTCTGGAATTCAACTGGTGGCGACTGGGACACGAACCCGTGGGTCTGGGTCGTCGAGTTCAAGCGGGTGACGCCATGATCTTCGCACCGCTCTACATGGCCTGGCTGATCTGCAAGGGGCCGCGGCGATGAACTATCAACCCAAAGGCGGAATGTGCGCCACCTGCACCCACGCCCACCGCAATTGTAGTCACTTGCCGTTCATCACCATGCCGGTGATCAAGGTCGACGGCCAGACCGTTATTGTCCGCTGTACTGACTTCCAGAGGCGCCCGCAATGAGCTGGTACGCCGAAAGCTGGCAGCGCATGGACTCGACGTACCGACGGACCAAGCGAGACGGCTACGATCCGCCGGCAATCAGCAAGGCCATCGACGAGTCCTATCCTTACAGTTCGCGTAGCGGTTACGCCTATAAGGCTTGGCTCGCAGCTCGTAAGGATTTTTTTCGCAAGCACAGCATCCCGCTTCGCCGCGCTAAACGTCCAGCGCCAGACCTTCTGTCCTAATCCCTACCCCAACTCAACAGCCTGCCGGTGTACCGCGGGAGAGGAATTTTCATGCCCGAAATCATCAAAGGCTGGTGATTCCGCGATATGTTCCGGGCCACACCATGAGTCTGGGTGGGGAATTTTAAGAAACCATAAAAAAGCCCCCTCCATTTCTGGAAGGGGCTTTGCGGGGCGTACTGGATTCGAACCAGTGGTGCGATTACTCACACGCCAGGGTATCAGCCTGGTGCCTTAAGCCACTCGGCCAACGCACGCCAATCATATCCAAGCATAAATAAAATATCAAATAGCCACCTTCTGCTGCCATAGGCGGCATGGAGCAATACCTTATGGAAACCGAAATCCTCTCCGACGAGGAACTGGCCGAGCTCACCGGCTACAAGGCCAGGGCCTACCAGCGGCGCTGGCTGATTGATCGTCATTGGGTGTTCGTCGAAAGCCGCGGTAAGCGTCCACTGGTGGGCCGCATGTACGCCCGCATGAAGTTAGGGGTGATCTCCCCGACCATCGCTGACCCCAACCCACCGCCGGCGGCCCCGGCATGGACGCCCGATTTCTCACGAGTGAACTGACATGCGACCCCGCAAGGCCGAAACACGCAATTTGCCGCCCCGGATGTATCAGTGGACGCGGAAACGAAAAAGCGGAAAGGACTGGATTGCCTATTACTACCTGGACCTGACCGGCAAGGCGATCCCACTGGGCAAAGACCTGGACAAAGCCAGGATCAAATGGGCAGAACTTGAAGCCAAGGAAAAGCCGCTCGACCTACGCACGATGAAGGGCATCTTCGACCGGTACATCCGCGACATCGTCTCCAAAAAAGCACCGCGCACCCAGAAAGACAATCTGGCGGAGATCAAGCAGCTCCGACCGATGTTCGATAGCGCCCCCATCGACTCGATCACCCCGGCCACGATTGCCGGGTACCGGGATGCACGGACAGCGAAGGTGCGGGCTAACCGTGAGATCGCCACCCTCTCCCACATCTTCAATATCGCCCGGGAATGGGGGCTGACGACCAAGGAGAACCCCTGCCAGGGCGTGCGCAAAAACAAGGAAACGCCGCGGGACTATTACGCGAATGATGTGGTTTGGGATGCTGTTTACAAGAAGGCAGCTCAAGAGCTGAAAGACGCGATGGACCTAGCTTATCTGACCGGGCAAAGGCCGGCAGATGTTCTGGTCATGAGGAAGGATGATGTCGAGGGGAAATATTTGGGTGTGCAGCAGAACAAGACACACAAGAAGCTGCGGATCCAGATGGTCGACGGCGACGAGGCAAACAGCCTGGGGCTGCTGATCGCAAAAATGGCCGAGCGCAACGCTCAGCACATTTGCAGTTATCTGATTGTGAGCGCGCGCGGCAAGCGCATGACCGCGAAGATGCTTCGTGACCGGTGGGACAAGGCCCGTGAAAAGGCCAAAAAAGAGGCTGACGAGATTGGAGACACTCTGCTGGCCGAGAAAATCGGCAGCTTCCAGTTCCGTGACATCAGACCAAAAGCCGCGTCAGAAATCCTCGACGTCGGTGATGCGAGCCTGCTCTTGGGTCACACCAAGGGCGACATCACGGAACGCGTTTACCGTCGCATCGGCGCCATTGCAAAGCCGTCAAAATAG